TTACCATCCGGTCAACACGCGGGGGGTAGGGGTGCCCCCCCTAGGGGTCCACGCGCTGCGTGTCCCCTGTGACCCCGTCTGCCGGAGTACACCCAGTCTAGCACACCCCTGCCGCACAGCGCAACCCCCTCTGCGCAGCGAGTCTGCACACCCCAGCCGGCGTGCCCCACACCCTGCCTACCCGCTCCACCCTGCACGTGCACACGCTGTGCCCTAGCCCCCTGCAGCTGCGTACCCACTCCTACACACCCCAGCCCCCCTGTGCACAGCACACCCCTGCTGCTGTACCCGCCCCGCATATACGGCCCGGATGCGTGTACGAAACTCGGCCTTGACACGTAACCGCCGCATGCCTCATACTCGACTTGTCAGGTAACCGACGAACAAAGGACATGACATGAACACCATCGCCCGTCGCATCGCAGCAGGCATCTTCCTCATCGCAGCTCCGGCGTTCATCGCAACGCCGGCTTGGGCCGCATCGGCTGACCAGTTCGATCAGGCGTCGTTCCCGTGCCAGGAGGATGAGGTGCTCGGGTTCAGCCCCGAGTTCGGACCGGACAAGGTCGGCTGCATCCACATCGACAGCCTGCGCTGATCGACCCCAGCTTGATCGAAGCCCCTGGCCTTCGGGTCAGGGGTTCTTTCGTGCCCGGGTTGGAATCAGTCGATGGTTCGACTTGACACGTAACGACGCGGGGTGCATACTTAGTTCATGACCGCAGCACTCATCATCATCAGCTTCATCCCGGTGATGCTCCTGGTGATCGCGGGCTACGCAGTCGTCAGCTGAACTTGACACGTAACGAACGGGAGAATCCGATGACGTACTTCACCATCGTCGCCACCACCGTCGAGGAGTTCGGCGGTGTCACAAACCGCGAACCGCGCACCCGCTACAACGACCGCGCCGAGGCTCTGGCCGCGGCGATCGATCTGGGCCAGGAGATCGCCGGCCCGGTGCGCGAGGGCTACCGTCGCCCGACTGTCGCGGTGGTTCGCGACGAGGATCGCGGTCTGGCGGTCCAGGTGGGCAACGCGGACGTGGACGCCGAGTACACCGTGATCTACCCGGTCGAGTGGCAACCCGCCGCGGTGGCGAAGCTCCCCGACGGTACCGGTCTCGGTCACCTCCGAGGCCGTAAGGCCTCGGTGCGATGACGATGAGCGGTTGGGAGAGGACCGGCGACGGGTACCGGCACGAGACGGGGCGGTGGTACGCGGTCGAGACTGGCGTGGGCGTGTTCGATCTGTTCACCGGGCCGGCGGACAACCCGATGGAGTGGCGATTCGTTCTCGACGGGGATCTGTTCGTGGTGCACGAGCACGTCGATTCCCGGGCCTGAGAGCCTCGCTGGTCGGACGATCACGCACGGACTGATGGAACGGACCCGGGGACTTGACACGGAACGGGATAGGCGTTCGGAAATCCGTCGAGAAACTCTTTGACAAACCCCTTGACACGTAACCGGCGATGCGCTTATGATTGAGTCATCCCGATCGGGGAGGTCCCCCGAAATCCCGAGAGCCGGGTAAGCCCCGGCCACTCACCTAGTCCGAGGTAAGCCCTCGGTTACCGAGCACATCAGTCCCCGGAAGGGCCGGCGGACAGGAAGGAGTTCGAAATGAACAGCACCGTGAAGCAGGCCATCGCACTCGGCCGTGAGGCCGGCGTCCAGGTCCAGCCCTGGGGTGGCGACATGGTCCGCCTGAACTCCGGGATGATCATGTCCGCCTCGGACGCGATCGGATGGGGCATCCGCCGGGCAGCCGCCCGGTAGCCCCGGACCCAAAGGCCCCGCTTCGGCGGGGCTTTTTCATGAGCGAGGAGGCCGGCCCGGTCCGAGATCGGAGTGGTCGACCCGGGCGCGCCCCCTGGGGATAGCGATTCCCGGGGCTGTGCGGCCCGCTGACGGTCGTTCTCCCGGGCGCGGCGTAGACGACACCGTGCCTTGACTCAGAACCGGCAGACGGGCCGTGAGGCCGCGCAGAAATTCTCGGACAAACCACTTGACACGTAACCGTCGGATGCCGCATACTTGATTCATGCCGGAAGGGCCGGCAAGGAAGGGGTTCCGAAATGACCGCCACCGCATACGCCGCCTGCATCACCGACCTGATGGCCGACATGGCCGACGCCGGCTGGACCCAGACGGACTCCCGCGTCCGCGACGGTCAGGCGGTCGTTGAGTGGGTCCGCGGCACCCGCCGCCTCTGGGCTCTGGTGGACGTCAACACCAACGACGTCATCGGCGGCAACGCCCTCCGCGGCTACCGCCTGGAGACCGTGAGCGAGTACCTCGCCCGGACCGCGCACCTGGTCCACCCGGACCCGAAGCACGGGACCGACTGGCAGGGTCGCTGACCCGGCCTCCTCTCAGCCCCCGGCAGCCCCGGGGGCTTTCTCTTGCCCCTTCTGATCCGCATAACCGCCCAGAGAAAGGACCCGGATATGTCCACCATCTACCAGTGCCCGATCCGACTCAGCAGTGTGACCGCTGAGCGCATGAGCGTGCGTCTGCTGGACCTGTTCTGCGGGGCCGGCGGCGCGGGCCGCGGGTATCAGCTCGCGGGGTTCCACGTGACCGGCGTGGACATCAACCCGCAGCCGAACTATGCCGGCGATGAGTTCGTGCAAGGCGATGCGCTGGAGTACCTGGACGCGCACGGGCATGAGTTCGATGTGATCCACGCGTCACCGCCGTGCCAGTCGCAGACCGCGTTGACCAAGGGCACGAACAAACGGGCATACGGCGGCACGTACCCGAACCTGATCCCGCAGACGCGCAAGCTTCTGATCCGGTTCGACGTGCCCACCGTGATCGAGAACGTACAGGGCTCGGAGGTTCGACGTGACCTCGTGCTGTGCGGCGAGATGTTCGGACTCGGCGTGATCCGGCACCGGTACTTCGAGCTGGACACCGCGGTTCCGCAGCCGGCGCACGTCCCTCACCGCGGGCGTGTGGCGGGGTACCGGCACGGTCGTTGGTACGACGGCCCGTACTTCGCCGTGTACGGGGACGGGGGCGGTAAAGGCACCGTTGCGCAGTGGCAGCAGGCTATGGGCATGGACTGGACGGACGTGCGGAAAGAGATCGCGGAGGCGATTCCGCCGGCGTACACCGAGTACATTGGAAAGCACCTGATGGAATATCTTCGCAGGCAGAATGCCGCGTGAAATTCTTTTGCCCGGTGACTTGACATGTAACCGGATCACCGGTTAAAGTCATAACCACAACAAAACAAAGGCCAGCAAGATTCAGGCGAGCCCAGACCGCGCGTTGACCCTGATGCAAATCCCGTGTAATGCGGAGCCTCGGCCCACAACATACTTTGAAGTCCAGCTCTGAGCCGAAGCACGTGGCTACGACGAGCTGGCACGAGCAGGCAGGATCGCTCAGCCGACATCACCGCGCTGACCGTGTTCGATTCACGGCTGCTCACGTACGCACGCTGACTTGATTCGTAACCAACCTAGGAGGTCACCATGAGCGCTTCAGTTGAGCAGTTCCAGCCCCCGACACGCTTCCTATCGAAGAGCCAGTACGCCCGCGTCGACCGCGAGGCTCCCAGGTACAGGTTCGAGACCAAGTCCGAATGGCTCGCAGCACAGTGGGCTGCGGCCCGTCGGCTCTACCCCTCGCTGGTGCCCGCATGACCATCCACATCGCATCGCGCGGACCCGCGGGTTGGACAGCCCGGGTGCTGTTCACCGCGGGCACCGTGCTCACGGTCGTCGACGACCTCGGTCGGCGGCACCTGATCGACACATCCAAGACCACTACACGCCGCATCGCGGCTTGACACGTAACCAGGAGGAACTATGAAGCAGTACCCCGTTGACCACGAGGATCAGTGCCAGCATCCGTATTGTTGCGGGATTCATGCCTGGTCTGGAAAGTCGCACAGGCACGCCATCGATTGCAAAGGTAATCGAGGACCGCTAGTCCTCCCTCCAGGAGGCCCGGCATGAGCCGCACACACGCGTGGTTCGCCGCGCTATCGACCCCGGAGCTTCAGCGCATGGTCACTTCGGTGAACCGTGCCGCGGCTGCTGCCGCTGCTACCGAGCTCGCGTTGCGAGGAGAGATCCGATGACCTTGAGCGATGCAGTAGACCTGATCAACGCTGAGCGCGTGAAGTGGCTTCACCTCTGCGAAGAGGCCGCAGCCCGCGGCGACGAGGAGGACTGCCTAGTCAGCGGGGCTCGGGCCCGCGGCCTGGCAGACGCACTGGCAATCCTGGCGAAAGTGGTGCCCTGATGAACGAGACAGAGCTCAAAGCGTTCAATCAGATAATCGCGGCGTCGTACTCGCCGGCTGAGCTCCGCAAGCTGTACCGACGGAGTAACCCGGGCCTGCCGCTGAGCATCGAGCTGGCGTTGTCGGTCGGTGCGATCGTCGCGGGTGCTGCGCTGATGTTCCTGATAACGAAAGCGGTGGGGCTGTGAGCGGGGAGTGGTTCGAGACCGAGTACGGGGCGATGCACCGCTCGGACAACTGGCAGCTGGTCGCGAAGACCAACGGGTCGTACGACCTGTACCAGTTCGAGCGGGGCGACAACCCGTTCTGGTTCAAGATCCTGAACACCGATCTTGAGACAGCGAAGGTGTACGTCGAGTTCGTAGAGCGAGAGGACGTGGACGCGTGACCACTCCAGACCAGGTTTCGCCTCCCCGGGAGGATGGCGCAGCGCCTCCCGGGGAGCTGCGACTCACCGATCGTTGCGACGCGTGCTCTGCAGCGGCTATGGAGCGCTGGGAGAACGGTCAGTTCGAGCTGCTGTTCTGCAAGCACCACGCCGCCGAGCACGCTGAAGGGTTGTTCACCGCGTCGTGGGTACGGACTGAGTCGTGGGCGTTCGTCCGCGAGAACCTGTCGGGAACCGTCGGGCTTAAGAGAGTGAGGCAGGTATGAGCGAGGACGCAGAACGTCTATCGGTGGAGGAGATCCGTAGAAAACTGATCGCTCGGCTGCAGGAGATCATCAACGATCTCAGCGGCGACCGCGACTACATGAGCGGCATGGATAGGGGCATACAGGAGGCTCTGAACATTGTCGAGGGACGAGATTACTGGGACGACGGTGACTAAGCGCCTGGCCTTCGTCGTCTGGTTCGTCGTCGGCGCTGTGATGCTCGCGGCGGTCCTGGTAGCCCCGTCAGCGCGTGCTGACGGGTTCTCCGGGTGCGAGCATCGGTCGGTGTCTCACCAGCTGGAGCATGGCGGTCTGAGGGCTGATTCTGACTGGCACGTGGCCCACGGTGACCTGCCGACGTGCGATCCGGAGAAGAAATCCGAGAGCAAACACGACTCAGCCGGCCAGGGCAAAGACCGCGGGAAAGACAAGAAGAGTCGCTACTGCAGATCCCGTTGGTGGTGTTGACCAGCGGCTCCGCTGCGGATCGAGTCGTGGTCTGGTAGCTGTAACGCCGGTATCGGTTGTGACGATGCCGGTTCAGCTACGAACTTAGTGACGTTTGACACTTGCGCCGGACTAGATCAAGTGGTCTACTTTCTCCCACGGGGGAAGAGTCCCAGATCTGGGACACCAGAAAACTACGTCGCACTGTCAAGTATCGAGGGGGTTGTGCCTTGCGCTGTAACAAGATGCAAGATACATTGGTCTGCAATACAAGGAGGACCGATGAGAACCACCAGAGAACAGCTCCCCCGCCTCTCACTAGGAGTGATTGAGGCCCTGAAAGCTGCGGGGGAGTCTGAGGCGGATATCGCCCGGATGTACGGTGTGACACCACAGGCCATTTCATGGTACGTCCACACGTACGGAGGTAAATTGACCGCCCGGCAGGTTATCCGTCGCGAATACCCGTTCAAGGTACCCGAGCCTCTTTCTCAGTGCTCGCCGCATAAACGCCTGAGGGATCATGGCGAATACATGGCCACACGTGGCAACGGCATGAAAGAATACAAGCTGAAGCGTCTCCGGTCGTTTTACCGGATGCTTCGTGAGAACAGTTGGGTTGTCGAGTTTGATCCGAACATCCCGCCTATACCCGGCGTCAGCAAATGCGGGGGTTGGGCATACAGGGAGCGCCAGGAATCCGACGAAGACCTACTCATCAGAGTCAACGAATACACAACTCTGTCCGAGATCGGACGTCACGAGATCTGGCGTTTCCCGAGCGTGGAGCCCTGATAACCACCCGCCCCTTTTCTTAGAAGAATGGTTTGCACCGCATGTTCGAGATCACTTCCCGAGTTATCGGTAAGACAATCGTCCCTACTCTGAACGTGGTTAAAGACGCGTATATCCGCGCTAATACACTCGATCTGGTCCCCGGAATTCGCGGCCTCCACGTTTACCGCTCTACGTGGCTAACCGACGACAGCTACATTTACCGGGAAGTGAAAGAATTCATCGACAGGTATTGCGAGCCTGATGCAGTCGAGCGCGAAGAGCGTCACGGCGACAAATACATCATGGGCGAAATCGGGGAATTCATGAAGTACATTCTCCGTCGCGAATATCAGCCCGCGGACTTCAACCCGTGCCCGTTGCTCGTGGAGCTGGGCCTGGCCAAAAAGCGTCGCTGCAACGCGGCGCGCAAGCCTAAAGAGGAGGCAGCATCATGAGCAACATCTGGGATCAGCCGGCGTACCAACCCGGCTACTACCCGCAAGCCGACGCGGCCGCTCGTGCGGCCAAGCGGAAAGGCCGTATCGAGGGCTGGCTGGCTCTGGGAGCCATCGTGGCGCTGATCGTGCTGATGTCCATCAGCCCGGGCCACGCTCTGCTCGTGGTGCTCGGAGCGGCGTACTTCGTCCCGACGATCGTGGCGTACTACCGGAAAGCCTCGCTGAAGCAGCCTGTCGCGGTCATCAACGTGTTCCTCGGCTGGACGTTCATCGGCTGGGTTGTGGCGCTGGCTATGGCGGTGAAGTGATGGGTCTGAACGAGGTCCTCGACTGGGCGAACCGTAAGACCGGAAACATCATGAACATCACAGTTGTATCGGTCGAGGACGCTATAGAGGTGGAGAACAACCAGCTCCCTGAGGAGGACGAGGATGACTGATCGGAGGATGACGCTGGCCGCGTTCCTGGGCAAGTCGGTCGCGGCCCAGTTCGGGCACGGGGATAAGGCCGAAGTCGAATACCTACGTGATCGGGTGGCCCTGTACTGGGGGTCCCGACTAGGGCCTAAGCGCGCTCTTAGCGAAGCTCTATCCGACCTCGGGCTACCCGAGGATTTTTCTTATGACGACAACTTGATTCGTAACGAAGAAGAGGAGGGAGACAACGATGGCGAAGTTCCTTGAGGAGAGACTGGAGGATCTGGAGAACCTGGTCCTCGAACTTAGAGCGCAGGTCAAAGAGACCTCAGACGCTCTCGATGAGTACCGCAGGATGTCCAGGACCCGACTCGAATCCCTGGGAAGCGTGGCAACGAGCGGGAACGGTCGCAAGGGCGGCCCTAAGAACACGACCTACCAACCCGTTCGGGACACGATCCGGGAGCTGTGCGAGGAAGGCGGGTCGGACCATTTCATCGCAACTCGGGTTGAACTAGCGGCTCGCGCGGCGGTGTCAGCGCCATCGCTGATGTCGTCCCTGGCGCGTATGCAGGTGGAGGGCTTGATCGATTACTGGAGCGTACCGGGCGGGCTGGCCATCAAGGTTCTGGGGGAGCTGTGACAACTCGTAAGTGCCGCACAGGGCGTCACTCGATCAACGGGCCAGCCGACCTGCGCCCATCGGGCGCTTGCATCCACTGCAACCGCGAAGGGCAGAAGCGCTACCGGCAGCGGCTGCAAGACGCTCGGCGGATAGTTAAGGAGCTTGAGGAGTCGGGAGCCAGCCCCTGGTCCAAGGGAGTCGACGCGATCGAGAAGTTCTCCGAGCGGAACAAGGACACTCAGTGAGTGAGTACCGATACGAGAAGAAACCACGGTCGGTCTCGCAGCTGTCGCAGTTCGACAAATGCGGATTTTCTCATGCCTGAGAACTTGATACGTAACGAGGAAGTGTGGAAGGAAATCCCGGGATTCCCTGACTACGAAGTCTCCAACCGCGGCAGGGTCCGCAGCTGGAAGAACAGCCGCCATGGCCGGAGTAAGACCCCTAAGCTCCGCACTCCTCAGAGGCATCCCCAGGGCTATCTAAGAGTGGCGTTAAGCAACCACTCGGCAGGCATGCGGCAGTCCACTAACAACATCCACAAACTAGTCCTGTTGGCGTTCGTAGGCCCTCGCCCTGAAGGGATGGAGGTCAGACACCTGAACGGTGACCCCTCAGACAACCGGCTAGAGAATCTGGCCTACGGGACCAAGAAGGAGAACGGAGCGGACAGAGTTCGCCACGGAACGCAGATTCGCGGGGAGCAATACCCGCACTCCAAACTGAGCTACCTCAAGGCCAAGGCTATTCGCACGCTGTACGCATCGGAGGGGTTCAGCTACAGCGATCTATCGGAGGTGTTTGGTGTTGACCCCAGGACCATCAGGAGGACCATCAGCGGAGAGTACTGGTCCTTACCAGTACCAGAAGAAGCCGAGGAGCGTTTCTCAGCTTAGCCAGTATGACAAGTGCCCGATGGCGTATTACCTGGCACGAGTCCAGTCCTGCTGGAAACGCCCAGCGGCCTGGCTGCAGCAGGGTACCGGGGTCCACGCGGTGGCTGAGAAATACATGCTCTCGAAGCTCGCCGGCTCACCGCTGACGCGCGAAGAGTGCTATGAGATCTTCAAGGCCGAGTACGCCGACGGGATCAACGAAGCTACCGAGGAGACCCCTAACCTCGGCTGGTGGTTCGCCTCCGGGCCGTACCGCGGCGCGGACGACATCGAACGTCGCTGGGGTATCGGGCTGCAGCAGGTGGACAAGACCCTGGACTGGATCGACAACCACCCGAGCCTAGAGGTGTGGCACACACCGGACGGCACGCCGGGGATAGAGCTCGCGATCGAGTTCGAGCTCGATGGGATAGAGATCCGCGGCTACATCGACGCGGTGCTCGTGCTCGACGGTGAGGTGCTGGTGGTCGACTGGAAGACCGGACTCAAGCCCGGAGATGACTTTCAGCTCGCGGTGTACGCGCTGGCGTTGAAGCAGCTGTACGGCGTCGAGATCACGCGCGGCGTGTACTTCATGGCGAAGACCGGTAAGCCGACGTATCCGTACGACCTGACGGACTGGACGCGGGAGAAGATCTCGGCCCGGTTCCACGAGATGGAGCGGAAGCTGGAAGCAGGGGACTTCACGCCTAAGCCTGGCGCTAGCTGCGCGAGGTGCGACGTGGCGTTGAGCTGTGAATACTCTATGGCCTGAAACTTGACACGTAACCAAGCTTCCGGACGCCATCGCCACGGTGAGTCAACACCGGGTGTCCGGGGGAGTGAATGATCGAGAACTAGCCATTCTCTCACCTCCACGGTATGGGCTCCACCGATAACGGGCCTCTAACTTGACACGTAACGAGGAGAAATGACCAAACCACTACTGGCGTCGGCCGAGGAGCTCGTGGAGATGCTCGGCGTCGACGCGGACACCGTCAAACGCTGGCGCAAGAACGGCCTGATCCCCGTCGGTTGGCGGTCCCTGTACCGCGGGGCTCCGATAGAGCCCATGTTCAACGTCGCGGCTGCTAGCCGCCTGCATCGCAAGGAGAAGGTATGACCGAGCGATGGACTCTTGCTGACCCAGCGCTGAAAGCGACCGTGACCAAACGGCCAGGCCCAGGGAACCTCTTGGACGTCGAGCTGGAAGACAAGCGAGCGGTTCACGAACTCGGCGGGGTGCTGCGCGCTGCCCGCCGGGGTCTTCTCGGTCCTCCGCTGGTGAAGTTCCTCGGTACGACCGAGTCGGCGCTGATCAAAGCTACCGACAAAGTCTGGGCTGAAGAAGTCAAGGCCAAACAGGAAGGCCGCACGATCTACAACGGGTTCATAGCGAGAGGGACGAAGTGAACAGGCTGGCTATGGCTGCGCTCGGAGGGTTGTCCCTAGCCGGCGCGCTGGTGTTCGGGATAAGCACCGGGATCGCTCGGGCTATCGCTGTTGAAGACACGACGGAGGAGGTGCCCGATTCTCTCGATCTTGCAGTCGATTGACGCTAAAGGATCTGCCGGTGACCCTCTGCCTGTACCGTTCCGGTCGCTGACCAAGCAGGGCATCAACTTCCTGCGAGGTCAGCTGGCGCTGATCGCGGCGGCACCCGGCGGGGCTAAGTCGGCGTTCACGCTTGCTCTAGCGCTCAAGGGCCGTATCCCGACGTACTACCTCTCGGCCGACTCGGACGCGTTCACGCAGTCGACTCGCATCCTATCGATGGAGCTGGGGACGCCGCTGGCTGAGTCTGCTCGGGCGGTACGCGAAGGTCAGTTGCCTCCGCAGGTGCTGACGTGGAACGCGGCCCCGGGGAACCCGGACGGTATCCCTATCCGGCTGAACTACTCGGCGCAGCCGACGCTCAAGGTCATCGAGACCTCGCTGGCCGCATACGAGGAGACGTTCGGGAACTACCCGCAGCTGATCGTGATCGACAACATCACGAACGTCATCACCGGGGTAGCCGCGAACGACGAGGACCCGTTCGGTGGTCTGGAGGTCCTGATGGACTGGCTGCACGAGAAAGCCCGGGAGACCGGCGCGTGCATCATCGGTCTGCACCACGTCACCGCTGACAACAACTCCGGTGACAAGCCGATCCCGCTGTCGGGGATCAAGGGGCAGATCGGTCGCGTACCCGAGCTAGTACTTACGTTGCACAGGGTTCCGTCACAGTTCGGGGCTGACACTCTGCGGGTGTCCGCGGTGAAGAACAGATCATCGAAAGCCGATCCCTCGGGCCGGCTGTACGCCGAGCTGAAGTTCGACGGCTCGAAGATGGAGATTAAGGATTTCTAGATGGAACTTCTAAGAACATGGGCAATGGTTGTGTCCATGATCATGCTGATGATCATCAATGGGCGGCTCTCTCACATCATCGAATTGCTGCAGAGGTGATTCGTTATGCCCGATAACTTGATTCGTAACGACGTCACGGTGTTCACCACAGGCCCGGACTGCTTCAAATGCACGCTCACCAAGAACGCGTTGACCCGAGGCGGTGTGGAGTTCCGGGAGGTCCGCGTGGACCAGGACCCCGAGGCTCTGAAGCTGGTGAAGCAGAAAGGCTACGAGACCGCTCCGGTGGTTCACGTCGCCAGCACCGGCGCGTGGTGGGACGACTTCCGGGCCGACAAGATCCGGGAGCTGATCAAAGGAGTGAAGAAGTGAGCGACCCGGTAACCCGCGCAAAAGCCGCGCTGGAAAGTATCGGAGATGGGCCGTGGATCATCGACTCCGAAGATGGCGAACCGATTATTCACGAAGCCCGCCACTATGACTCGATGGATGAGTGGTACGACGTGGACAGTCCAAACGGCGGGTGGGTGGCGCACTGCGAAGACCTCCCAGTGGCCGAGTTCATAGCCTCTGCCCGCACTCTCATCCCTGAGCTGGTGGCCGAGGTTGAGCGGCTGCGGGCGCGGGAAACGCTAATACGGGAACTGGCGAATCGGCATGTCGGCGCACCGTGCGGCTGCAACGCCATCGCCCACCAGATCCTCGCTGCGCTGGCTGCAGAGGAGGAAGCGTGAGCATCGAGCAGCTGATCGCCTACTCGATCATCGCGTGGGGCGCAGGTCTGTGGCTGGTCGGGTGGCTGGATGGCGGCGGCTAAGCCTAAGCCCCGGCTCTGCGTCGACTGCGCAGCGGCCGGGATCACAACCCGACGAGCCGCCCCTCACCCTGGTCCTCGATGCGCTACCCACCATCGCGAAAAACGAACCGTCCGAAAGGATACGGCGTGGGAGAAGCGTCTTCTGGAGCTCTACGACATCACCGCCGATGAGTATTGGCAGATATACGAGGCTCAAGGTGGCAGGTGCTACATCTGCCGCAAAGGTCGAGGCCTGCGGAAGAAGCTGGCCGTCGACCACGACCACCGAACAGGGCACGTTCGCGGGCTGCTGGATACGCCCTGTAACCGCAACGTACTCGGTCACCTCGGTGACGACCCCGAAGCTCTCCAGAGAGGGATCGACTACCTGGAGAACCCGCCCGCGTTCGCGGTGATCGGGAAACGGATCGCTCCTATCGAGGTCCCGAACTTGAATCGTAACCAAGGAAGGAAGAAACGATGAAACCGACTGCACGCCCGAACCTGCTCCGTCAGCAGCTGCTGGGGGCTCTGCTGGACCCGCGTAAGTACGCGCTGGCCCGGAACGTCTCGGAGCACTCCGTGGACCGCACAGCTCGGAGGTGGGGCAAGTGAGCTGGATGAAGATCGAGGCGTTCGTCAAGGTCGATCCGACCACCGACACCGAAGACGTCTACGAGTCCCTAGACGACGCGTTCAAGCAGCAGTTCCCGTACCACGAGGGTATCGAAGTGTACGAGGTCGTCCGGTGGAACCTTCACAAACGCTGATCGCGAAGGTCATCGAGCGGCTGGCCCCTGACTGGGTACCGCCCGAGGACACGGGCCGGGTGTGGATTCCCTGCCTCTGCTGGCACCACGAGGAGTCGCGGCCGTCTGCCGCGGTGTCGTACCAGCTGAACGCTTTCAACTGCCTCGCTTGTTCGGCGCGGGGCAACGCGATCACGTTGCTGATGACTTACGAGGAGGTGAACTATCAAACAGCAGTCGAAAGAGCACAAGAGCTATCTCCTTCAGGCGTCGCAGCGTTATCACAAAGCACTGGCTGGGTCCGTGGCCGAGGAGTATCTGGCAACCCGCGGGCTGACCGCGCCGGCTATCGCAGAGGCGGTGACGCAGTTTCGCCTCGGGTACGTGGAGGAACCGCTGCCGGGCCACGAGATGTACAAAGGGATGCTCGCTATCCCTTACCTGCGATGGGCTCCGGACGAGCGGTGGCAGGTGGTCTCGCTGAGGTTTCGTCGCCTAGACGCCGCCGAGGGTAAACCGAAGTACCTGACCGTCCCGGGCGACACCGGGCGGCTGTACAACACGCTGGCGCTGCTGCAACCTGCTCAGCGTATCGGGATCGCGGAGGGCGAGATCGATGCGTTGACAGCGTCTGTCGCGGGGTTCCCCACGGTCGGGGTTCCCGGTGCGCAGGCGTGGAAAGAGCACTTCCGCGAACCGTTCCTCGGGTACCGGGAGGTGCTGATACTCGCGGACGGTGACGATGCGGGGATGCAGTTCGCTGAGACGGTGGCGGGTGTTCTGCCCAACGCCAAGATCATCCCGATGCCCGACGGCTCGGATGTCAACGACCTGGTGCTCAGCCAGGGAGTACAAGCACTGAAAGACAAGGTAGGGATATGACAGAAAGCATCCTGGAAGAGGCGCAACGCCTGATCCACGGACCTCGCAACAAGAACTACGGGCACCCCCGGGAGAACTTCGCCGACATCTCCGCGTTGTTCTCCGCGTACCTGGAGCGCCCGATCACTGACCTAGACGTCGCGAACCTGATGATCCTGGTCAAGGTGGCCCGGGTGAAGGGTACGGGGTACCACCGGGACTCTTACACCGACATCGCGGGTTACGCCGGCTGCGCCGAGCGGATCTACGAGGAGCCGGTAGAGGAGGACGGTCAGCTCGCCCTGTTCGATTTTCCGCTGCCCGACGACTTGATTCGTAACGAGGACTCGGACTCGTTGACCTGGATCGACTCCCTGAACGACATGGTCCTCGACCTGGACGAGGTCGTCGAGTGAGCGACTACCACGAGATCTACCGCGAGGTCGAAACCCCTCAGAGCGGCATGTCTCTGTACATCGACCTCGACACCGTCACCTACACATCCGTCACCAACGCGATCAACGCGTTGGACGACGTCTACCGATCAGTACGCGCGGAGCTAACCCTCCTCGCAGAGAAGGGAACCAAATGACTCAGCGTATCGTCTTTCTACCCGATACTCAGTTGCCTTACGAGGCGCGCAAAGAGATGCAAGCGGTCATCCGCTTCATCGGGGATGTCCAGCCGTACGGAGTGGTACATATCGGTGACGTCCTAGACCTGCCGCAGCCCTCGCGCTGGAACCGGGGAACCAAGGGCGAGTTCGAGGGTTCGGTGTACCGCGACGCGGACTACGCCAAGAAGAACCTGATGGAGCCGCTGCGCAAGGTCTACGACGGCTGGATCGGGATGCACGAGGGCAACCACGATCTACGAGCCCGCGAGTACCTGGCCAAGAACGCACCGGCCCTGGAGGGTACGCACGCTTTCGACATCGACGTGCTGCTCGACTTCGACGGGTTCGGTGTGGAGCTGCTGCCTGACTTCTACGACATCGCTCCGGGCTGGATCTCCACTCACGGGCACATGGGCAAGATGACGCTATCCCAGATCGCCGGATCGACAGCGCTCAACGGTGCCAAGAAGTTCGGCAAGTCCGTGGTCTGCGGCCACACGCACCGGCAGGCTGTCGTCTCGCACTCGTTCGGGTACGGCGGCTCGGTGCGCAAGACCGTCACCGGCATGGAAGTCGGGCACCTGATGGACATGAAGAAGGCCAACTATCTAAAGGGCGGAGCTGGGAACTGGCAGATGGGCTTCGGGATGCTCACGGTCGATGGCAAGCATGTCAAGGCTGAGATCGTCCCGATCCTGGGAGGCAAGTTCACCGTTGACGGCCAGGTCTGGGAAGTCTGACGCCGTGGCCTTGACACGTAACGGGAACGTTCTGCCGTACCTGCACTTCGAAGCCCGGTCCCGGGAGATTCCCCGGGTCGAGCTGATCGAGGTTCTGGTCGAGGAGACCTACGCCAAGCGCAGTCTGGAGCCGGTGAATGGCTGATACCGGTCCACTGATCAGCAAGGCTGCGCGGTCGATCGGGAACAGCTACCTACTCACCCCGGACCAGGTCGAGGACCTGGTTCAGGACCTGTGGGTGTCGATTCTCGAGCGATCGACCAGTCGCCGGTTGGTGGAGGAGTCCGGGGACGACGTCGGGTTCAACACCCTTCGGGTGCTGGCCGATCAGATCCTCAAAGACCAGTGGTTCGCAGACGACCTTGCCCGGGGTGACTGGAACTACTCATCGGAGTCGATCAAAGACGCACTCAAAGGCCGATCGGACAACGTGTACCTGATGGAGGTGATTCCTCAGGCTGTATCCCAGCTCGTGGATCGCCACCCGCCGTACGCGGAAGCGCTCAAGGTTCGGTACATCGACGGGGTGGTTCTGCGGGACCAGGCCGCCAAGGACCGGCTGAAGAATGCTCACCGCGCGGTGCTCGAAGAGGTCCACAAGGTCATCAAGCAGACCGATGACCACGACGGGCCAGGCTCACGGTCCAAGGTGTTCCCGGACTCGATCCGGTCGCACAACGGCCCGAGTGACCCTGTCGGGGAGATGGCTACTCGTCTCGCTGACGACGGGTGGAAGTCAGCCGGCGAGGACGGTCTGACGTACCGGGAGCTGGTCGACCTGGCTACCGCCGAGCAGGTGACCTCCAGTGCTCCGAAGCATCACCGGGCGTGCCCGGTGTGCCACCACATAGTGCCGATCAGCTCGGGACGGTTCAGGGATCACCTGATCCCGTCTTGCGCAGGGTCAGGGGCTGCCGCGTGAACATCTTCGACGGCCAGTTCAGCGGTATGTCCGGCGTCGACATGTACCGAGCGTGGGTGACGCCTGAGCTCTACCCCAACCAGAAACCAGCCCTCCTGGCTAATTGGCCAGACGAGGACAAAGAGATGTTCGTGGGTGCCGAATGGACCCGCGGCTACAACCGGAAGGAAACCGAATGACTGTCACCACCGATCCCTGGGGCTCGAACGACAACGGCCCCGAGCAGACGCTGACCTCGCCGTCTCCGGAGCCGCCCGCAACCTGGCAGAAGAAGAAGGAGACCTCCGTGGTCAACAACAGCAGCAACGTGGCACCCGGCGAGGGCAAGATCGTCACCACCCTGAAGGGTGGCCGGGACTTCGACGCGCCGTGGATCGTTATCCACGCTTCGTCGGTCGAAGAGTCCGACGCACTGCTGGACGCGAAGTTCAAGGACTACATGGACAAGGTGAAGAAGGTCGCCGCGGCGTTCGCGGGCGGGTCGGCTGCCCCGGCTCCCGCTCAGTCCTCGGGCGGCGGGTACCAGCGACAGGCTCCGCAGGGTGCGCAGGAAGCCCCGGAGTGGGCCCCGCCGAAGCCGTACGACGACTTCGTCTACAAGACCGGTGTGTCGAAGAAGACCGGCAAGGTCTGGCACGCGTGGATGCCTCCGACCAAGGATGACGGTCGCGACGCCAAGTTTTTCTATGCAAATTAACTTGACTCGTAACCACCTAGGAGGGTGTAATTGAGCGAGGAAATCAAGGTTCCGAAGTTCATGGTCATGCTCCAGAACGGGTTGTTCTGGACGTTCCCGGACGACTGCGAGTACCGCATCAGCGGTGACGAGCTGGCAGTCGACTTCGGGGAAGGGGAGTACCGGGTCTTCCCGATCAAGAACAACATCGCCTACTACGGGCGAGTGATGGTCAAGGAAGAAACCCCGGAGGGTCAGATCCGCCGGGAGCTGGGGCTCTAACGTCTCCAGCTTGATTCGTAACGAAGGGAGGAGCGGGTGAAGCAACACCGCTACCAGATCAAGGACGAGACAGTTCTGGTCAACGTCGTAGAGCACGAGGATGATCTCGACGGGTTCGAGAGCTTCATCCGCTCCAACCTCCGGATTCTCGGTCTCGATACCGAGACCACCGGTCTCAACATCTACCAGGACGACTTCGGTATCCGGCTGATCCAGTTCGGTAACCCGTGGGAGTCGTGGGTTCTGCCGGTGGAGCGGGGCGGTGCGTTCGTAGGAGCCGCCGTCACCGCTCTCCAGAAGGTCCAGCGCTTCGTGATCCATAACGCCGCGTTCGACCTCCAGGTGATCGAGCGGACGCTCGGTGTGCCGATGGAGCAGATGTGGCCGAAGGTCGAGGACACCAAGATCTACTCGCACCTGGTAGACCCCCGGGCTTACAAAGAAGGTGGGACCGGGCACAAGCTGGAAGAGCTGACGAAGTTCTACATCGACCCGGTGGCCGCCGAAGAGGTCAAGGCCTCGATGGCTCGTCTGGCCAAGAAGCACAAGACCACCAAAGACAAGATCTGGGCTCTGGTCGACCTGGACGACCCGGACTATGAGCTGTACGCCGGCATGGACACGATCCTGGTGTCCCGGCTGCTGGGCAAGGTAGCCCCGCTGGTGCCGGAGTCGTCGCACAAACTGATCCCGTACGAGCACAAGCTCGCTGAGGTGATGTCGTACGTCGAACGCACCGGGTTCCTGCTGGACGTCGACTACTCGGAGAAGCTGTCCGCGGACATGCTGCGGAAGTCCGAGCACTACACCGCGGTGGCTCGGTACGCGTACGGGGTCGACTCGGTGAACTCCACCGAGAAGCTGGCCGACGGTCTGGAGCGTACGGGCGTGAAGATCAAAGGCCACACGCCCACGGGTAAGCGCCAGGTGAACGCCGAGCTGCTGGAAGCTCTGGCTGAGGAGGGCAACGCGCTGGCGAAGGCTGCGATCGAGGCGAAGAAGTGGGGTTCCTGGGAGAAGACCTGGGTCCGCAACTTCATCGAGCGACGGGACGCCAACGACCGGGTCCACCCGGGGATCAACCCGCTGCAGGCCCGGACTGCGCGGATGTCGACCACATCGCCTTCGGCGCAGAACCTTCCGGCCAACGACTGGATGGTCCGACGATGCTTCCTCGCGGACCCCGGGCAGCTGATGGTCTCGGTCGACTACCAGGCGCAGGAGCTTCGCGTCCTGGCGGCGCTCGCCAACGACCGGACGATGATCCGCGCGTTCGAGGAGGAGGCGGATCTGCACCAGGTGACCGCGGACGCCGCGGGCATGGATCGCAAGGTCGGCAAGATGGCCAACTTCCTAACCGTGTACGGAGGGGGTGCGGGGAAGCTCGCGACCAACGCAGGCATCACGTTCCCGGAGGCGAAGAAGGTGCTCGACATCTTCGCAGCCACCTACCCCGGGGTTACCGATCTGTCCAAGAGCCTGCAACGGGAGGCCGCGAACCTCGGGTACGTCATCACCCCTACCGGTCGTCGGCTGCCCGTCGACCCTGACCGAGGATACGCGGCGCTGAACTACATGGTGCAGTCCACGTCACGTGACGTAACGGCCAGCGCTGTGCTGCGGCTGCACGAAGCGGGGATGACACCGATGATCCGTCTGGTGATCCATGACGAGGTTCTGGCGTCGGTACCCGAGGCTGAGGCTGAGGTTACGGCTAAGGAGATCGGCCGGATCATGGAGCAGACGTTCCGAGGCGTGCTGATCAACACCGACCCTGAGGTCGGGGGCCGATCCTGGGGCGCGGCATATCTGAAGAAAGACGATCAACCGTCCGCGGATCCATTTCTGCGGATCCCAGCTTGATTCGTAACGGAAGGGACAACATGGAATTTCAAGAGTTCTGCGACCGCATTTATCAGGTGTTCTCGCAGACCACCGGTGCCGAGAACCGGTTCTGGGCGGTGGAGGACAACAGCGCCGAGGGCGTCGAGGTCTGGGACCTGGTCGCCGTCGACCAGGAGGATCGCCGGGAGTACCTCGGCAGGTTCTCCAACGAAGCGGATGCCGACTTCGTCGCATCGATCCACGGCGCTATCGCGGACATGGTGCGCCGGTCGATGGAGGCGATCGACGACGCGGCTCGGCTGGAGCTGGAGCGCGACAACCTGATGGGCCGGGTCTTCGACCTGGAGCTGGAGATCCAAGGGCTCAAGAGCGAGCTGGACCGTTACGAGGGGTTGGAATGAGTAAGCACGAGTACTCCATACATCACCCGATCCGGATCCATTCCCAGGTCCACCTCGCGGCACGCCTCAACCTACTTCGGCGTGGGTTCAGTGATGAAGGCCGACACCGGCTGCCGGACGTCCGATTCAGCCAGGAGCTACCCGGCGGGACGGTCTACTGGTCGGTGAACCGGAAGGGCTTCTTCCGCCGGGACGACAGCCTCCCATCGGGATGGGTGCAGCGCATCTACCCGCGTGTAGCTACCAGCTTCAGGACCGCGGAATGAATCGGGTGCGTGAACTGGTGCTGATCCGGATGCTCGATCACGAGGTTCGGCTGGAGCACCTGATCCAGATCATACGGGGGTGGTTCCGGTGAGAGAGCTCTGGGGTAACGACGCCAGGAAGTGGCTGATCCGCAAGAGCCCGCACACCCAGGAGTGGATCGTGTTCCCGTCGGTCGGATCGTTCTACGGCGTCATCACCTTCCACCCGGACTACGAGTCGGCACGCGCCGACTTCATCAGGCAAACGAGGAGACCATGAGCAAGAAGAAGAAAGACGTCACCGTCGAGCAGCTGGCCGTGATCGCCGACCGACTTACCGAGGCGGTGGATCTGCTGAAGATCATCTCGACGCAGACCCGTCAGTCAGAGGTGATTACGGTGCGTCAGTATGACGATCCGGAGCTGCAGCGTCGTAAGGTGAGTGCGGCTCAGGAGATCGAGGCCATCCGCGCCGAGGAGGCGGAGCGCTATCACGCCTACCGTGACAAGCCTCTGCAGCCGTACGTACGGGTCCACGAGGCCCCGTAAACCCCTCTAGCGTCCACGCTGACGGACGCAACCCCACAACTGAATAGAGACTACCAGAGAGCCCTCTGCGTGCCCTTACACGGCGCGTAGGGGGCTTTTCTGCGTTCTCGGGTAGCCGCTCTACGACATCCCGGCGTGTAGCCGTTCGACCACGCTGCCGAGCCTGAGATGCTGCTCGTACTCCTGCAGATCCCCGAAGTCGATCGTGCGAGTCAGCCCGCCGCGGACGTCGAACGTCAGCCGAACGTTCATCGACCGGAGCCAGGTGTTCTTACCCGAGGTGTCCTGCTCCCGCCACCAGTCCCCGAACCGCTGCCCAGTCTCGCGCCACTCCCAACCCGAAGGGCGAGCCTCTAGCCCTTCCAACTCCTCCTGCCGCGCGGCCAGCGCCGCAATACGAGCATCCAGCGCCTCGCGCTGCGGAGACCCGACCCGGTACGCCGGAGAGCCGATCAGCGACGTCAGATCCACCAGCTCCGCGTTCACCTCCGCGAGTTCGACCGCCGAGTCCGAGCCGGCTACCCAGACTTTCTCCAGACGCTCCGCGTCCCCGAGCAGATCCAGCACCTGCTCCTCGCAGAACGCGTCCCACTCAGCCATCGCGACCGTGCCGTTGCCGCACCGCTGCGCCCAGCCCCACGACCGGCAGCGGTAGCGGGCGTTCTTCCTACCGCCCCCGGTGAACTTGTAGGCGGGCTCCCCGCACACCGCGCAGAACAGCACCCGCAGCAGCAGCGACGGGGTGGAGACCGCGGGCTTGGTCCGGTCGGTCTTCACGAGCTCGGCGCGCAGCGCCTCTAGCTGCTCACGGGTCAGGATCGGCTCAGCCCGCACCAGCGGGGCTCCGTCGTCGTCTCGGACGGTCTTACCGTTCAGAGTCGCGTACCCGAGCATCGCCTCGGAGATCAGAGAGCGCTTCAGCGCGGTAGCCGACCACTCCCGGCCCTGCGGCTCGCGGCCTTGCAGCTTCGCGAAGTAGTCCTTAGGCGACAGGACACCACGCCGGTTCAGGTCGTGGGCCACCAGGTGCAGCGGCTCGTGGTTGTCGACGACGCGGTGATACACCTCGAGGATGCGCTCTCGCTGCACCGGGTCAGGCACCAGCCGCCACTCCCCGTCCACGCGCGTAGGCAGGTAACCCCACGGCGGCAGGGAGCCTCGGTATTTCCCGGCGCGGATATTGAAATGCGCCGCCGAACGGTTCCGCTCTTTGATCGCTTCTAATTCCATCTGCGCCACAGTCCCCATAAGCGCGATGACGACCGCCGCGAACGGCGTCGTCGTATCGAAGTGCGCTTCGGTCGCGGAGACGACCAGCTTCTTATGGTCCTCGGCCCAGTGGACCAGCTGCTGCAGATGCCGGATCGATCGGGTCAACCGGTCTACCCGGTACGCCACGATCACGTCGAACGGTTGCTCCTCGAACGCTAGCCACCGGGCCAGGTTCGGGCGGCGCTTCCGGTCGAACGGATCGACCGCTCCGGAGACGTCCAGATCCTCCGCTACCCCGACGACGTCCCAGCCGCGCTGGGCGCAGAGCTGCTGGCAAGACTCCAGCTGACGCTCCGGTGAGGTCGTAGCATCGGTGACACGGGACAGGCGGATGACTACCAGGGCTCTCATGGGTTTGTACCGTACACCACTGAGACCGCGGTGGTTGACCAGACAAACCACGAAGACACAGGCCATCACGGCCATACCCACTGAAACACAAAAAGCCCCCTACCTAGCCTTCGCGGGCCGGGTAGGGGGTTTCTTGGTATGCGGGGTTAGATCACCACGGATCGGTGGTCTCGGTCTTGCCGCGGCCTCCGCCGCAGTGGCGCTGGCACTTGTAGACGTGCTTGGTGCCGTCCATCTTGTACGAGCCGTCGGCGTGCTTGGCGTAGGTCCAGTCAGCTCCTGCACCGCCGGAGCCGGTAGCGCAGGCGTGCTTGTAGATCTGACCGTGACCGAAGCCGTGGTTCGAGCAGTGAGCCGGAGCAGCCTGGGCGACCGGTGCGATACCGAGCCCGAGACCAGCCGCGAGGATGCCCGCGGCAGCGATAGTGCGTAACATAACAGTGCCTTCCTGATGGTGGGTGTGCGACCGACGGGGTTGGTTTCTCAGGCCCTAGCCCCGCCGGTCGTTCTCTCGCAGACGACTTTACTCGTAACCGGGTTACGTGTCAAGCGCGAGTCATTCCCACTCGATCAGGACGTAGCCGTCACCGCCCGCTCCGCCGTAGCGACGAGCATTAGTCCTATGACCGCCACTTCCGCCACCGCCTCCGCCGTATTTACCTCCGTTACCGCCGTGACCGGTGGTTGTGGACCCGCTGTTGTTGCCACCGCCACCGCCTCCTCCAGCGCCTGGGTTACCGCCGGTTTGGTCGGCGGCGCTGGACCCGTTGGCCCCGGCACCGCCCCGCTCCCCTCCGGTACCGACCGCGGAGTTACCTCCTCTGCCCCCGGGAGTCTGGCTATTAGAGTCCGAAACCCGGCCGCCTCCTCCGCCGCCCGCACCTGCACCGCTCGGGTTATCTCCGCCATCTTCCGCAGAGCCTGACGACGCGGCCCCCTTACCCCCGGGCGCGCCGGGGATAACGACGGCCCCGGCAACCCCGGAGACGACGCTCGTCAGGCTTCCAGCGCCCCCGGACACCTGCGTACTGCTACCGGACAGCGCGACCGCGCCGCGCGCCCCTCCTCCTGCGATCAGCGACACAGATCCGGACAAGAACGAGGACGATCCCCCGTCGGTGCCGCCAAATCCTGTCGAGCCTCCACCGGTATACGCCCCGCCGAGTCCTAAGACGACGCTGTAGGAGGAGCCCATAGCCTCGCGGGGTACCCACACGCGGGGAATCTTTGCCCCACCCGCTCCGCCGCCGCCGCGGCGGTAGGTATCATCGAAACTCTGGTAGCCCGCACCGCCCCCGCCACCGCCACCAACGAGGGTCACCCAGCAGCCCGAAGCGCCCTCGGGCACCTGCTCGTCGATCAGATCCTCGTAGCCAGGGTCTTCGCTGGAAATGCTGAACGGGGTGAAGTCCGGAACCGGAGGCCAGATCTTCATCGCGCCGACGTAGACCTTCGCCGCAGCATCCCCGACGAACACACCGACAACGTCGAGGCCACCGACCTTCAGACTCATTCGATGACCACGTAGATCGTGTCAGGGTCCGGAGACCCCAGCTCGTCGTAGTCCTCCTGGGAGATCACCAGGATCGACTTACCGTCGAGCGCATCTTGCATCGCGTTGTGCTCCGAACCCAGCTGGTTCAGAAACGCCGCATCAACCTGCTGACCAACACCGTCTGTCCAGTTCTCGGGAAGTGCCATGCGTGCTCCTTAGAAGCGGATAAACCCGTCGGTCGACCAGATCACACGGATGTCCGACCCGTTCGGGATGACGAATTGGTAAGTAGGGGAGTCGTGATACGACAGCAGCGTCGACGTAGACGAAGTACCGGTGTGCTTGTAGACGATGACCGCCTCACCCGTGTCCCCCGTAACTTCGGGGAACACCGTCGGATCAGCCTTCACCCAGCCGGCGGAAGTCACCGACTTACCGGTCAGGCTCTCCGAGACAGCGATGATCGCCCCGGACGGGATGTTCGCCAACGTCGTGTGCGACGTCAGGTTCACGGTGTAGTCGTCGGCGTCGATCATCAACGCCCGGATGTCGTCGTTCAGCCAGTCGATATCGCCTCTGGCTGCCGCAGCACGGCAGCTGTTGTAACGAGCAGAAATCTCTTGTCTCCTTAGATCTCGAACGGCACGTCAGCCGGGATCTGGTTGTCTCCGGTGGACTCGACCGTCAGGTACAGCGTCGGGTCGCGGACCTCGTCCTCGTCCTCAGCAGGATCAGGACGGAAGATCCAGTCCCGGTGACCGGTGGACTCGGGGTCCAGCAGGTAAGCGATCTGGTAGAACAGATCGACCGCATCGGCGTGGGCCGAGAAGTTGTTCAGAGTCACCGCGATGACCGATCCGTCTTCGGAGTTGTAGAAGATGACCGCGATGTAGCCGCCGAGGTTGCCGACCCAACCCTGCCACGCTCCCCAGCAGATCGAGTTCAGACCGAACCCCATCCAGCCCGGACCCTGATGAGGTCCCGCAGGCTCGTACTCGACGTACGTCGTGAAGATCTCTTCGCGGAGCTGCTGCATCTCCTCGGACAAAAACGTCCCGTCGTACAGCGCTTTACCGAACCGAACGAAGTCCTCTATGTTCCCGGCGAGAGAACCGGCAGCCCCTGACCACGAGGTCGAGACCGCGGTGAACTCCAGGTCCTGGGACGTCGGGTAGCCGAGGAACGCTGCGAGGAACGCGAACGGCCCGAGGATCGCTTGGATCTGCGGCAGCGCCAGGTTCGGGGTCCAGCCCCGGACATACGGCGGGTTCATGTAGTTCGTCGTCGGCCAGTGCAGCGACGGCATATCGACCTCGGACTGCCACTCTTGCACGACGATCTGATCGACCGTCCGGCCGTCGTTGTAGACGGACTCCAGGACCTTGCCCAGCAGCCACGAGGCTGCGTTCGAGTACGACGAGCCCTGACCCGGCGCGAAGTTCACCACCGAGTTACGGATGTAGTTCAGCGGGTCGAACGAGTTGGTCGGGCTGAGGAAGTACGTCTGCTGGACCGCGGGGTCTGTCATCCAGTCTTTGAGCCCGTCCTGGAACAGCAGCAGCTGCCGGATCGTGATCTGGTCCCCGTTCGGGACGCCGGTGACGAACTCGCTGATCGTGTCGTCCCAGTCCAGCAGCCCGTCATCGATCGCTTTGAGGATCAGGGTGTGAGTGAACATCTTCGAGCACGAGCCGTACCGGAAGTTCTTCTCCAGCGTCAGCGGAGTGTTCGAGGTGCGGTCCCCGCCGTACGCTTTGTAGTACGACCCGGTCGGGGTCTCGATCCCGATGATCGCGCCGTCAGCGACCCTGCCCGACGTTGGCTTGATCTTCGCCGCTACCAGCGCATCGATCTGCGCCCGGACCACCGGGTCCAGCGGGTCAGCCGGAGACAAAGCGTCGGTGACAGCTTCCGCCTCCAGCTCAGCCAGCGTCTTGGGCAGCGACTCGTTACCCGCCATGTCGATAGCGGTGATCGTGATCTGATCGGAGTAGTCGGTATCCGGAGACAGGCCGGTGATAGTCACCGACCCGAGCTCCGTAACCGGGGATGTGTTCTGTCGAACGCCGTTGCGGTAGACGTTGTAACCGCGAAGTCCGCTAGGCATCGTCGACAGCTCCCGAGGGTGTGATAGTGATCGAGGTGGACGTCGCAGACACGTCGACGTGCATCGCGGAGGTGTTCGGAGGCGTCACGTCGCCTTCGCCGTCGCCCACGACCTCGCCGGGCAGAGCGCCCTTGCGGAACTGGACAGCCGCGCACGCGGGTCCACCGGGGCCGCCTTGGGTGTAGATACCGAGCCAGTGACCGCCGTTGCCGCCGCCGCCAGGCTTGGTACCAGCGCCGCCGTACGCGTGCTGATCGCCGCCAGCGGCCAGCTTCAGGCCGTTGTATTCGACTTCCTCGATGCCTTTACCGACCGGCTTGCCGAGCGCCACAGGGCGCTGACCGGAGCCGTTAGAGCCGTTGGCAGCGGACACCTCGAACCCGGGGATCGACAGCTCAGCGCCGTCCCACTCCAAGATCGTGGTGGTGCCTGAGAAGTGCTCACCACGGGTCCAGGTGACGGTGTTGACGCCACCAGGCTGACCGGGGTTGCCGTAGAACCCGAGGAACCCGTCGGCACCCTCGCCACCCTTACCGGTGACGATCGCGTCGATGCGGTCGCACCACGCCGGGACCGGGATAGCTACAGGCTTCTCGAAGAACTCGACCTGCGGGTCGTGGTGATCCGAGCCGGTGCCGGTGTCCACCGCGATACCGACGCGGGGGACGTTGTCGGTCCAGGTGACGTCGGCTTTGTCCAGCGTGGCCGGAGGAAGAGAAGGCGTCGACAGCGAACGGGTAGCCCCGACGTTGCCGATCGGAGCGCCGTCGTTGTCCGGGAGGTTGAAGTCCCGGCCGCGCATCGTGTGCGTGCCGCCGACGGCGATGAACTCGTACGCCAGCAGGTCGCCGGCTACAGCCGCGATCGGGGTAGTGAGTTCGTAAGCCATGTTCGCGCCGGGGGACGCGGAGCCCGCCAGCAGACCCGCGATGTTCTCGGACTGGTGGATCAGCTCGCCTAGCTCCGGGTCGGAGCGGTCGTCGACGCAGCGGTAGACGTTGATGTAAAAGTCGGTGATGCCCGAGGTGCCCCAGCCGATCCAGGTGATCAGGCCGATAGGCATCGACTGCTCGATGACGTCGAACGCGATGATCGAGGTTCCGGGGGCGACCGAGACCGTGGAGTTCAGGGTGTCCAGGTCGAAGTTGCCGCGCTCGGACTTGTACAGCCCGGACTTCGGCTTCTTGTTGTTCTGGATACCGAGGATGTCCCAGGCGAACCCGCCGCGGGCAGCCGCCGAGGAGATCTGCTCGATCAGCGACTGGAGATCCGAGATCCCCGCACCGATGCCGGTGACCCCGACGATGCCCGAGACGATCGCATCGACGATGCGCTTGATGGTCTCTTCGATCGACCCGCCACCGAGCACACCTCCGATCGCGCCGGGGCGGATGTTGGTCAGCGAGAAGATCAGGTCTTCGATCGTGTGCCCGATGTTCAAGGTGCCGGTGAGCGCCTGAACGATAGCGTCGATCACCGCGCCGATACGGGCCGCGGCGTGCTCTAGTTCGTCGCGCAGCTCTTGCGGCAGGTACGAGAGGATCTGCTCCAGCACCCGCGGCGTCTCGCGGATCGCGCCCATGATGGCGTCGACCGCGCCGGCTACGGTGTTGAACGCGCCTTCCAGCACGTTCGGGATGAAGTCTTTGAACTTCTGCAGCGCTTCCAGCGGCAGGCGCAGCAGCAGCTGCGGCAGCACCAGCAGCGCGTTGGCCGGGTTGAAGTCCGGGACCTGGAACAGCGACCGGGCGATGTCCTCGGTCATGTCCTGGCCGTAGCGGTAGTCGCCGCCGCCGATGACGAACGCACCGTCTGGAACGTCAGGTACCCACTGGTCGTCAGCCACTAAGACCTCCGTTACATATCAAGTTCAGAGCAGCAGTTCGGCCGGGGGAGCCGGAGGCTTCCGTCCCGGGATGTGCTTGCTGATCCACGTCTGCAGGACGCGGATGTAATCGATCGACAGCTGCAGCCGGGTCTTGGTCGTGTAGTTCTCTTCTTCGAGCTGGTTGACGCGCACGGTCAGGTCCGCGATCTCCGCTTTGAGCGGGGCGATCAGAGTCACCGCGGTCTCGACGAAGATCTGCGAGGCCTCCGCCTCGGTCTTCTCGATCTCGGCAGGCTCCCGTCGCCGGGAGCGCCACTTCTCGCCGTAGATACCGATCGCGATGCCCGCAGGACCGCTAGCCACCGCCAACCAATCCAGGACCGCGGTCACCGTTTCGTAGGGGTGACGTGGCGGCGGATCACGAATCCGAGGACGAACGGTGCAGCCACCGCGTAGATGGCGACCGCCTGATCGATCCACGAGACGTCGAACGTCTTACCGAGGACGAACCCGGCGAAGCCCAGGCCCGCGGCCACAGCGCCGCGCAGCACCGCAGGCTCGGGGACGTACTCCTCGATACCTTCGATGTCACCGTCTTTGTCCAAGTCCCAGCCCAGGTGCGGGATCTCGAAGCCGCCTGTGTCCAGCTCGGCGAGGTCCATCTCTTCGGTAGGCAGGTCAGACACGTGCAACGGCTGGGTGTCTTCCAGGTCTGGCATAAGCGGGCCTCTCATTCGACCGCAGCCTGATGCTGCGGCAGTGGTGCGGTAGGAATCAGGCCCATTTGCTTGTAGATGTCGAGCTGGGCTTGCTGCTCTTGCTGGGTGAGCGTCCGAGGATCTTGGACACGGAACTTCGGAGGCTCCGGGGTATCCGAGGGAACCCACTGCGCAGCGGGGTTGTAGTGGCTCCGCGGCCCGCGGGCGGGAGCCTGGAACTTCTTGGTCTGCTGGGGCAGCTTGCTGACGTGGATGTTGCCGTTCTCGTCAGCGAGCCGGCGCAGAGAGTCCACATGCACAATCCCGAGCTCCGTGAAGTGCTTCGACCAGTACTTGGCCATCACCGGGTTAGACAGCGAGTGGCCTCCGGACGGGTGGGGGAGTCCCCAGAAAGCCCAGGCGAGGGCTTCCTCCGGCTTGTCCGGATCGGCGTGTTCTTGGGTCAAGGGTTTGTGCATGTGGCGGGCTCTCTTCGTTACGTATCAAGCTCGGCCGCTACAGAATGCCGAGCTGTCCGAGGTTGGAGTTGATGTACTGGATCAGTTCGAACGCCTTGAGGATCGGGTCCTCGGGCTCTTTGTAACCGATCGTGATGGTCCAGCCCTTCGGGCCGTCGGACGTCCACTCGTAGGTGAGCTTGGTGACCCGCTCCACGAAGATCGTGTACGGATCGGGGTAGCCGAGGACCGTGGTACCGACCCGGTCACCGAGCCAGAAATGCCCGTGACCACGCTCACCGATGATGTACGGGGCAGCGTCGGACACCTGGATCTCGTGCGAGTGCTTCGCCCGGGTAGCCCACTGCTTAGCGCGGGCCGCCATGATCGCGGAGATCGTGAACGCTTTGTCAGCGCCGTCGACCCAGCCCTCGTTGTAGTGGAAATCCCCGAGGCCGGTGACGATGTCCTCCAGGCCAGCGATAGGCAGGCTCAGGCCTGCTGCGCGGAGCGTGGGAATCTCCATGAACGCGAGGATCACGTTCTCGTACAGCGGACGGGCGACCGCGTCCATGATGCCGCCGAGCGGCGGTAGGTCGATCGCGCCACCGAACGCGCCGAGCGTGGCTAGCTGGGAGTTGATCAGCGACGTCAGGAAGTCGCCGCCCATGTTGATGCCGGCCGAGATGATCTCGTTCACCCCGGGCATCGACTGCCCGCCGAGCACGAACGACGTGTCCGTAGCTTCGGTGTACGTGAACTTCGAGGACTCGATGCCGGTGTACGGGGACTCCATGAACACCACGTGCGGAGCCTTCGGGTACGTCCCGAGGAACCCCGGGGTGTAGTACTCACCCGGGTAGGTCGGCAGCCCGGTGTAGATGTCGATGCCCTCGGTCATGCCGTCCGACGCGATGTTCATCACCGCGCGGACCAGACCGGTCAGCAGCGACCCACCGAACGCTGTCTCCGAACCCCAACCGGAGTTGTCGACGATGTCCCAGACCAGGCAGCCGTGGCGCAGCGGGATCAGCGAGGCGATACCCTCGATCAGCGGCAGGCCCAGCTCACCGGACAGCTCCGCGAACGGGTGCGGGTCCTCGCCGTGGAAGTACCGGCGGCACACGATGGTGAGCTGCGAGTCGGCCAGGACGTTCTTCGCGGTGTCGTGGAACGACTTGAACCGGGAGAACACGATCGTCAGCGGAGAGTTGTCCGCGAGGAACGGGAACGGCTTGACGATGTTGCGCCAGTTACCGGGGTTCAGCGAGAACGGGAACCACTCGGAGATATCCAGAGGGTTGTCCGGCAGCGTCCACAGCGAGGTCTCCAGGCGGAGGATGTTGACGAACAGCGTCAGCAGCAGCGCCCACTTCGCGGGGCCGAACATCACCCACAGCTTCGGGAACTGGAACTCGGGCCGCAGGAACGGGTTCGCCCACACGTAGATGTGCTTGAGCTCTTCGTAGTCGTGCTTGAACACGACCTCCATGTAGACGTCGCCCTCTTTGGTCCGGACGATGTCGTAGTGGTCCATGCGGCCCGTCCACCGGGCACCCTGCTTGTCGAACGAGACGTGGACGTTGCGGCGGGCGCGGCCTTTGTGGGACGCGATCCACTTAGCGAGGTAGTGGTCCAGCGAGATCGTGATCGACGCGGTGCCGGTCTCGTTCTCGATGAACTCGAACTTGTGGCTGCGCTCCCCGACGAGCTGGCCGCGGAGCTTGTAGTCGCCGTCCCAGAGGCGGATCAACGGCGGTGCGATCCGCTCGTCTTCCCGCTTCTGGCGGCGCTTCATGACGGTGTCCCAGAGCTGCTGGTGACCCGCCAGGGTTGTCATGTCTGCGGCGGGAGCTGGCATCAGCTCACCCCGAAGCCGAACCCGCTACGGTCTTCCTCGTAGTACTCTTCGTCGTACTCGGGCTCCTCGGGAGCTAGCTCGAACGAGCCGCCCGTGAGGCTGATGTACTCTTCGGCAGAGCCGTCGCCGGTGATCTCCAGGCTCAGGACCGGGATGCCGAACAGGCGGAGGGTAAAACCCATCTGACCTGGCCTTTCAGACTATTCTAGGCCCCACGGACGGGACCAGGCGCGCGGAAGGCGCAGCGTGGCAATCTGCCCGGGGACAGCCCCGGACACGGACAACTTGAACGTGACCTCGCCGGTGTACGGCGGGATGTAGTGCAGGAACCGGACAGAGTTCATCCGCTCCCAGATCGGGGAACCAGACTCCGAAGACACCTGCTCCTCGCGAGGGTCGGAGTCGACGACGACGTTCTCAGCCGGGTACGTGTAGCCCTCGCGGAGAACCACCACGCGGCTGCCGACCTCGTACCCGCCGGTCAGACCGTCCGTATCGACCGTCATGGTCGGGACGTCCACGCCTTGCAGGTCGTCGGTGAACCGGACGACGTACGGGCGACCGCCGTCGACGTTGGTAGCGGTCTCGATCGAGAGGTCGTCGCCTTCCAGACCGGAGGCGTTACCCACCAGCTGCGGCAGGTTCAGGCCGCCAGCAGCACGCTGGAACGACACGACGTACAGCCGGTCGCCGTCCTGCTCGGTGGTCACCTGGACATCGAGCCCAGCACCCCCCGAGAGCGTGCCGACGTCACCGGTCATCTCGTCGATGTCGATACCGCCGACGCCTTTGCCCGAGGCGTTACCGCCGAACAAGCCGCCGATGAAATCGATGATCCCCGAGATGATGTCGGTGATGACGCCCTGACTCTGGGCTTCGCCGAACGTGATGCGGTACGGCGAGTGGAACCACTCGTTCAGACCCTCGACCTTGACGTAGTTACCGTCGATGTTCGGCAGGTCCGCGATCCGGGCCGCCACCGTAGCCGGCGTCGCGTTGTACGCGATCGGAGCCGTGGTCTGCCCGTCGAGCGTCAGCGTGAACGAACCCGAGGTCGGTTCCCCGACCAGCTCGACCAGCTGGACCTCGTTGATCTTCGTCGACTTCACCCTGACGTCGGCGGAGCCGATCGAATCCAGCCCCACCAACGCACCCTGAAGGTCGGCGTCGGAGGCGTTGAACGGGATACCGACCGTGGTCTCCGAGCCCAGCGACAGCGTGAACGTGCCGCCCAGAGCGCCGCCCTTGAGGCGAACCGTCTGGACCTCGTTCGTCGCCCCGCCGAGAGACACCTCGACGTCGTTGGCGGAGATACCCTCCAGCGCGATCAGCGCAGCGCGGACCTCGTTCGGGGTCGCGTTGTACGCGATCGGCTCGGTCCACTCATCGCCGTACCCGATCTTGAACGTGCCGCCGGTCGGGCGTCCGTCGATGTAGATCTGCTGGACTTCCTCGACCCGCAGACCGCCGATCTGCCCGGGCATCCGGATACGTCGGGTGGCTAGAGCCGGATCGTCGTCCTCGCCGAGGTCGAGCTTGTAGTCCGGGACCGTCCAGATAGTGGCTGGGGACTTCGGAGCGCCGAGCCACGGAAGGCCGGGGATGTAAGGGTCCGCAGGCTTCAGCGATGAGCCAGGCAGCGTCCACTTACCCCAGATGATGTTATCCGTCGGGTTCGCGTTCGGGACCGTGATCTCGATGTCCTCGACCGGAAGCTCCGGCTGCGGCCACGGCCACGGCAACGGGTTCGGGTCGAACGTCGTGTCCTCTTGGACCTCGATCGGGTAGACGACATCGTCCTCGTACCAGAACGGGTCGCCCGCGACGACGACCATCTTCGTGATGTTCACCTCCCGACCGCGCGGGTCGGTGACCATGTCAGTCGTCGGGGACTCGAACAGCCGCACCTTCAGGTAGCGGTGCCCGGACTCTCCGGTGGTGATGTGGAGCTTCGCGTCGCGCTTGAACGACCACGCTTTGCGCCACGCCGAATCCCGGCGCAGCCAGGTCTCGTCGTTCTCGTCGTTGAGGATCTCGACGCCGAACACGAGGTCGCGTCGGAGGACGCGGTGGTTCAGGTACCGAGCGCCGGGGAAGTTCCCCGGCTCCTCGTACGTCGCCTTCACCGGAGGGTCGAGCAGACCCGTCACCTCGGTAGCGAGGTAGATCCCCTCGGTGCCGTTGGTGAGGTCGAACCACTCACCGTTGACACCTTCGAGTTCGACGAGGGTATCGGGGTCCAGCAGTCTGGAAGCCATGTAACTCCTCGTTACGTTTCAAGTTAGCGGCGTGTGTAAGTGAGCGCTTGCTTATTCACTTCGTTGTTCTTCACCGCGATAGCGTCGTCAACCGAGTTGACCTGGATGTTCATGACGTTCCCGAGCGCCTGGGTGCCCCAGTCGAGCGCAGCGTTCAGACCGTTGGTGATCGCGCCCCCGCCGATGCCGAGGTCGCTCATCGCCTGGTCGAGGTTGGACCGAGCGAACCCGGCGACAGCGTCGGTACCCTGCTGCCAGGTCGAAGCGATCTGCTCACCGAGGAACTGGGCTAGCGTCTTCTGCTCGCCCATCTGCCCGGTCTGCTTCTGCTGGATCTTGAGCTGGTCCTTCTGGTAGGCCAGCTTGTCCTTCTCGGCCTGGAGGGCGTCGATCTTGTCCTGGATCGCGGCCTTGTCCTCTTTAGACCCGGCCTCGTTCTTCTGGACCTTGAGCTGCTTACGCTGCAGCTCTAGCTGGTCGTACGCCAACTTGAGCTCGTCGAGCTGGTTCTTGACGTCGTCGCCCAGAAGCGATGATCCGGAGGCGAGCTCTGCGGTAGGCGTTGTCAGGGACGAGGTCAGATCCCTAGAGGCGGTAGCGGTCGATTCCAGCGATGTCTGCAACCCGCTGAGGTCGCCTTGCATGCTGCCGAGGTTGAACGCCAGCGACGTGGGAGCGGTGCCGAACGTCTCTTTGAACGCTGAGAAGATCTGCTTAGCGATCTCACGGGCGCGATCCAGGACCGGGTCCAGGCCGTTCTCGATGCCGGTACCGAGGCCTTCCATCAGGGCCTCGCCGGCGGGGATCAGCTCTTTACGGTCCTTCGGGAGCGGACCCTTGACCGCGGCAATCTTGGCGGCGATGCCGGACGCGAAGTCCAGTACCGCAGAGAGGCCCGCCTTGATACCGGACAGCAGGCCGTCCATCAGGGCTTTACCTGCGGCCACCAGGATCGAGCCGAAGTTACCAGCAGCGGCGGCGATCTTCCCGCCGAGAGCTTGGACCTCCGCCACAACCTGCTGCGCGCCAGAGGCGGCTGCGGAGACCATCTGGGAGAACGCGGTTTGTACCGCAGACACCGCCGCCGAGAAGGCGTTGGCGATGACCGAGCCCATCGAGCGGAAGATGTTGCCCGCGGTGTTGACTACGCTGCGCGCGCCTGCCGAGACGGCCGCGCCGATGGTGGCGAACGCTGACGAAGCACTGGCCGTGACCGTGGTCCAGATCCCCGACAACAGGCCGGGCAGCGTAGCCAGGGTCGCCCGGATCGAGGCGATGGCTGTAGCGGCCATAGTAGGAATCGAGTTCCACACCTCGGCGGCCTTGAGCTTGACGCCCTCCCAGGCGGTCGGGATCTGCTTGATCAGCTCGATCGCACCCTGAATCTGGATCGGCGCGAAGTCCATGACGCCGTTGGCTTCACCGTCCGACAGCCCCGGCACCTTCGAGAACGCGGCAGCCAGGCTGTTGATCAGGTCGACCAGCGTCGAGATCGACGCGATCAGACCATCGAGCTCCGCTTTGAAGGACTGGATCTTCTGTGGGTCGGAGAAGAACTCCAGGGACTTGTTTAGGATGTCGACCAGTCCGCTGCCAAGCATCTGCAGCGTGTCACCCAGACCCGACATAGCGTTGTCGAACTTCGACACGCCGTCCGGCCCTGCTGTCGTGAAGTCCGTGACCCACTTCGAGAAGGACTCGCCTGTGCGGTTGATCCAGTCGGCGATAGCAGGGAGCTTGCCGCTGAACTTCTCAGCGAGGTTCAGCAGTCCGTCGACGAACGATGTGAGGCCGGGAGCGGATCGGGAGATAGCCGCGCCGATGTTCGAGATCAGGGACTCGATACGTCCGAGGCCCTCGCCGGAAGTGACCGAGTCGACGATCGACTTCGCAACATCCGCCATGCCCTGAGTGACCTTGGGCAGGTTCGCGGCCAGGGTCGGGATAGCCTTACCGAGCTGGTCGAACACCGGGCCGAACTGGTTCTCGACCGCGGCAGACATCGACTCTTTGAGCCCGTCGAACGCGGGCTTGAGCCTCTCGGCAGCGCGCTTGAACCCGTCGATGCCTAGTGCGAGTGCGCCGATAGGAACGGCTACTGCGGCGATCAGCCCGGGCAGTGTGAGAAGAGCGGCTGAGATAGCGCCCAGCGTCCCGGCGATCAGCGGAGTCAGCGCCGCCGCCGCCCCGAGGATCAGCATGTACCCCGTGGGGTTGATTCCTGACCCGAACGACGGAGCTTTCATACCGCTCAGAGAGTTCGACAGTCTGTCCAGAAGCCCTCGGTCCACGTCGGCCTGGACCTTCACGCGGGTGGACATGCCAGCTGTGCTGGCCGCCACCTCCTGCCGGAAGTTGCCCATGTCCGGCTCGACCGGGATGTGGACCTTCATCTTCTCGGCGGATTCGACCGCGGCCTTCAGCTCTCGGTAGAACCCGTCGAGGTCAGGGGTCACCTTGATACTTAGGCGGCCGACCTCTTTCCCTGCAGCCACGAGCTACCTCACTATCTGCCCGTTGCCTGGGCCTTCCGATTGCGGGAAGCAGCCATACGCATGGCCGCGACGGCTCCGAACGAGCCGGGTTTGTACTTCTTCGCCTTGTGTGCTTTGACCTGCGGAACCGGGAACGGCTCGGGCGGGGTCAGCCTGCGGCGCTTGTCCTTCGACGTGTTCGCCAGCAGGTACATGAACTTGAGTGCTCGGATTTCGTTGACCAGCGCCGCGGTGGTGTACGTCTGATCGGTCCAACCGCGGAACTGAGGCCCACCCTGTTTCTCGGACCAGAACCTGCCCTCCCGGGGCAGCTCTTTGATAAGCGCCAGGACCTGGATAGGTCCGAGCCGGGAGGTGGGATCGAACAGATCCACGAGGTTCAGGTGGTACTCAGACCGGAAGTCCGCGTACAAGGCGTCGCCGTAGTCGTCGATCAGTCCTCCGAGCTGGAGGCTTCCCCCGCTTGCGTCTCCTCCAGCCAGTAGTTGAGGATCTTGGTGGCGAGGGCGACGTCCTCGTCGACGGCGTCCATCAGGGTCTCGGAGTCGCGTCCCGCAGCCAGTTCGAGGATCTTGAAGACTGCGTCCGTGAGCTTCTCGGCGTCAGCCTCGGTCTTGTCGCCGTCGGCTTTGTCGTTGATCGTCCGGATGGATTCGAGCTGCGTAAGGATGTCTTTGCGCACGTCTTTGCGGAGGCGCATCACGTTCTTGAGGGACACGGTTGTGTCCTTGGAGATCTGCACCTGAACCGGCGCGCCGTACTCGCGGTCGGCTTCCTCTCGGATGGTGTCGAGGGTCAGAATCTTGCTCATAGGTGGCAGGCCTTTCGATTGGTGGCGGGCTAGGTAAAGCGGGAGGTGGGGAGCCGCCCAAGGCCCGCCAAGGTGTGCAGGCGGCTCCCCGTTTGACACGGGTTACGTGTCAAGTTCCGAATCAGGCGACGTCGACGGTTACGCCGGAGCCGCCCGTGGTGCTGTCAACGCCCAGCGCAACAGCCAGCGGACCCGTGATCTCGAAGTCCGAGCCGTCGGCCGTGACCGTCCACGCAGACTCGGCGACACCGTCATCGACGGCACCGATCGCGGTCTTGATCGCGGAAGCGTTGGCGTTGTAGGCGATGTCGCCGGTGGACTTGCCGCCGACCAACAGGGTGTAGTCACCACCGGTAGCGCCGCCCAGATCGAGCAGGTACACGACCGGCGCGTCAGCAGCGTTGAACCAGTCCTCTTCGATCCACTCGTACAGGTTGTACGACTGGTAGTCGAGGAAGGTCGCGCGCACCGGCAGAGCGCCGAACTCGTCGGTCGCCAGCGAGATCGCGTCCTCGCGCTTCAGAGAAGCCTTACGGGCGTGGAAGCCGAGGCGAACGTCGTTGTCGACGATCACGATCAGCAGCGCACGCTCGTTCACGACCGAGCCGGACTTCACGCCGAAGATGCCGGGGGTAGCCGACTGGTTCGGGCCGAAGTACAGCTCCAGAGCCGACTCGTCGAACTGGGTCAGGTTGATGACCACGTAGTCCGCGATCTCTTCGGTCTCGACCTCGCGCAGCTTCTTCTTCTGCCACGAGCCGCGGACCTCGGAGTCGCCGCCGTCGAAGCCGAACTCGGGCAGATCATCCTCGGAGGTGTGTCCGACGAGCTCCCAGCCGGTGCGGTCCCACGCCTCGGGGTGCTCCAGGTCGATCAGCTTGAGCTGAGCAGGGGTAGGTGCCGCCGTGCCGACCGCAGCGGTGTACACGTACCCCCGCGCGGCAATGAGGACGGCATCATCTTTCAGTGCCATTTGGTTCCTTAGTTCTTAGGGGGCCGGATGCCGAGTCGGATCAGGCCGAAGACGCGCCAGGTCCGGTCAAACGGTGACGGGCCATGGGACGCGCCCAAGGTCTCGGTCAGCGAATGCAGATAGCCGGCTGGCGTTTTGGTTTGGAGACGTGCAGCGCGGTACAAGACCTCTAGGGCGTCCTCGTACATCTGCTCGGTAGTGGGCAGGTCAGCCGCTGAGTAAGCGGTCATCTCGACCACCGGCTGCGTGAACAGCGTCGGATGCTCCGGGCTGCGGGTACCGCCTACGCGACGGACGGTGATCAGCGGGAACGTGCGGGAGTCGATGTCCTCGACCCACGTCCCGACATGCACGCCCGCCAGAGACGGGACAGAGCTGATCGGCTCGGACAGGTCCTCGTGGCCCCGCAGGATCGGGAGGAGAACCTCACCGACGATCGGAAGCTTGCCAGCCATGCGCTACCCCCTCTTCCCGCGCTTAGCGCCGGTAGAGATAGCGGTCTGGCCGCCGAACCCGGCGGCACCGGTGAGGATGTACAGCCCCTGCGGAGCCTTCGTGACGCGGCCGTACTTCTCCGGGTCGAAGACCCCGGACGGGTAGTGCCCGTACTCGATCGACTCGGGGCTAGGGGCCTCCATGTTGACGTAGGCATCCACCGAACCGTTGGTCCGCGTGATCTTCGTCAGATGGTCCGGGCCGTGGATCTTCTCCCACTGCGTGCTCGCACGAGCGGCGGCCAGGTTGGCCTTCGCCCGGTCAGCGACCTCGTCAGCTTCGGAGCGCATCTCGTGGACCACACCGGGCAGGTGCGACACGACTTTGTTCAGACCGGATCGCCCGTAGTACAAAGGCATCAGAACCTCCGAACCACGTATTCGAGGCGGGCGGTGCGGCGAGAGCCGTTGTAACGACGAGGGTCGCCGTACACACCCCAGCGCTCACCGCGCCACACAACCTCGGACCCGGACTTCAACTCGGTCGTGAACGACCGGGGGAGCCGCATCGTGTAGACCTGCTCGGTCACGTCGCCGATGTCGTCCATCTCCGCCCGGCGGGCAGACGTGCCCGACTGGTTCTGGATCTGGAAGCGAGCGACTGTCTCGACGCCGGCGGCAGAAGGGCCGACCAGGGTGTTGCCCAGCCGGTCCTTCCGAGTCACCTCGGGGTACACCGTTACGGGCTCGTAGTTAGCCCCGTCGTCCAGGAGCCCGCTCATCAGTAGCCCCAGTACAGCGGGGAGCTCTGCTGGAACACCTGCCACTCGACCGAGCCGAACGCCGGGTATTCACCCGAGCGCTCCAGCGGAGTCTTCGGACGGACGTTGAGCACGCCGACGTTCTTGGAGAGCCCGAGCTGAGCCCACTCTTTGTCGGTGATCTCGATCGCCCCGGTGTTCAGCCGCCAGTTGAGCTGGTACGAGTAGTTGCCGTCGGTCTCACCGATGTAGCCGTCGGGGTTGCGGATCAGGCGCGTGACCGCGGAGGCCTCGACCTTGATAACCCGCTTGAGGTAGTCCTCGTCCTCGGCTTTGTCGTCCAGGTCAGGGATACGAGAACGGATCTCGATCTCGGCGTCCTCTAGGAACGTCTCGACCTGGGTCTCTTCGTCATCGGTCAGCGGCCGCCCGAGCCGCGCGACCACGTCGCTGGGCTCGGCGTATGCCATCAGGCCATGCCCTCGACAGTGGACTCGAGATCAGCGAGGCGCTTCTCCAGCTTGGCGATAGCCTCTTGGACGGTGTCGTCAGCAGCGACGGCGGCAGGAGCAGCAGCCGGCTCGTAGTCCTCGTCCATAGCAGCCGGGGCGAACCCGGTCAGGTCGGTGAGCTTGGCCACGATCTCGGAGTCGCTGAGCGAGCCGAGCCATCCGCGGACCACCGCACCGTTGTAGGGGTGGGTCATGAAAACCTCCAGGTAGCGACACGACGGCGGGACCCTCCGGGGAGAGCCCCGCCGTTACGTATCAAGGTTGGGACAGAATCAGGCTTCCGGGTCTTCGTCGTCGACGAACTTGACGAACGCCTGCTTGTCACCGAGCAGCCAGCCGAAGGTGACCTCGATCAGGATCGCGATCTGGTTGGTCTGCCACATCGAGACGCTCTTCGAGTTGGCGTCAGTCAGGGTGGCGGTGTCCGACATCTTCACGCGGATCTCATCGGCGAAGCCGAACTTCAGCTGCGAGAAGTCGCCGCCGATGATGCGGGTCTTGGTGTCGGTCGCAGCGCCCAGGTCGCCGCCGACAGCGCGGCCGAACTGAGCCGGGAGACCCAGGACGTCGCCGGTCATGGCGGCCAGGTTGATGCGGCTCGGGTCCACGTTGCCGTTAGCGTCGCGGTAAGCCTGCGCACGGAGCAGGTGAGCGCGGAAACGCGGGTCGACGGCCCAGGCGTTGAACTCCACATCGGTGTTGGCCGAAACGAGGTCGTAGCCATCGAGCAGGCGGTCCAGCAACGGGTTGCCAGTTTCCTGCAGGTAGTCAACGTTGGTCGTGTTGGCGATCACGTTGTCGGTGTCGATGCCCTGGAGCGCCGAGCCGGTCAGAGGGGACTTGCCGTGGAACACAGCGAGGTCGATACCGCGGCCGATGGCGTAAGCCAGGTCGCCCTGCAGCTTGGTGTACAGGCCGGAGGGGTTCATGCGAGCGAACTCCTCCGACACGGTGACGATGGTCGCCAGCTTGATCGGCGAAACCGAGCGGGTGTCCCACGCGGTGCCGGACAGCGGCTTGACGCCGCCTTCTCGCTGCTCGTTCGACGTACCGACGCCGACCTGACCCACCTCGGGGCGCTTCACGGTCGTGGGGATGATCGTCTCACCGTACGAGATCGGGATCATCTCACCCATGCGCAGGACGAGCGAGCTCTCCTGGGCCTTGTCGAAGATGGGGCCGACGATCTCCTTGGGGAGCAGGTCGGAGGGGACGTGGGCCAGACGGCCCTGGTGGTTGCTGCCCGCGGTGTCGGGAGCGAGTTCTCCAAGAGTTGCCACAGGGGGCTCCTTACTTGCCTAGTTGGGTTTGCATGAGCGCGGTGAAGGCCACCGCAGGGTCGTTGCTCGGGGCTTCTGTGCCGAGGCCTTGCGAGCGGTCGACAGCGGCCACGGGGCCGTTCTTGAGGCCGAACAGGGTCTTGAGGCTCTCGGCGTGCGTCTTGAGCGCTTCCTCCGAATCGCCCTGCAGCGTGTTCGCGAACGTGAACAGCGGCGTGGGATCGGGGGTGAGAGCCTGGACCGCGGTCACCAGACGGTCGAAGTCGTGCTGCTTCTCGGACGCGGAGGTAGCCGCCTGGGCTGCCTGGGCTTCGAGAGCTGCGAGCTTCTCCGCGAGACTGTCGCGCTCGGTCTCCACGGTGCGGAGCTGAACTCGGTAGTTCGCGGCCTCGGTGTTCGCCTTCGAGAGCTTCTCGCGAGCCCAGTCAGGCAGGTCCTCGCTCTTGGGAGCGGGGGCCGCCGGAGCCGGGGCAGCGGGGGCTACGGGTTCGGGCGTCGAGGGGGTGTCGGTGGGTTCGGTCATCTGTGCCTCCTGGGCGTGGGTGACTCCTGCTCCTGGCAGGTCGGTCGGGTTGGCGGGCTAAGCAGCGAGTGCTGCGTACTGCTGTGCTGATATCTCGCCGCGCTCCAGGCGACGGCGAAGGGCGTTGATAGCCAGCTCGTTACGAGTAAAGGGCTGGCCTTTGTTTTTCCCGCTCTTGTGGACAAGGCCTTTGTCCTCAAGGGCGATGGCTTCCTTGGTGGCGTCTCCCCACAGGTCGAGGGCGTGATCGGCAGCTTCTTTGCCGAACCAGTCCTCGTTCCGGAAGACGGGGATCACCTTGCAGTCACACCCGGTGTGCCACTGCTTGATCTCTCCGCTGATGTCAGCGAAGTAGGTCTCCTGGTCGTTGTTCTCGAACAGCTCCAGAGCGTGTTCCGTATCAAGGTCGAGACCAGCGGTCTCGGCCCGGACGTACGTAGGTCCGCGGCTGATCAGCATCAGGCACCAGGCGCAGGTCTCCCGGCCCGTCGCGACGCGAGCCCAGCCCCGCAAGACGCGGGGTTCCGGGTCGTTCTCGACGGCGTGGATGATCTGCTGACGGCCTGCGTTCTCCACCTCGCGCACCGCGCGGAGCGTCAGGTGCGTCAGCGCGTCCCCGCGGGTCTCCGCCTGCTGCATCCGCTCACGAGCCGGGTCCATGTTCTCGACGAACTTCTCGAACGTCGTCCCCTCCAGGGGCCGATCGTTACGAGGGAGATCCGGATGGTGCTGCGCCCGCTGCGAGTCGTAGAACCTGCGAGCGAGCACCGATGCCTCGGTGCGCCGGCGCTGGATCTCGGGGAACAACAAGTCCAGCAAGCGCAGCCAGTCGAACATCGTCAGCGCGGGCTGAGCGAAGAACCCGGCCACGTTCCTGACGTGCCGGACTACTGCGGCGGAGATGAGGAGCTGCGCGGCGGCGTACTCCTCCGGGTTCACCGGGTCTTGGTCCGGTTAAATCCGGAAGGCGACGTCTGCGTCTCCGTCTTGGTCTCGGTGACCGTCGGCTTCGGCGTGGCGTCAGCCTGGGCTTTCGTCGTGGAGTACAAGGTGTCGATCATGTCCTCGGTCTCCTGCTTGTCCCAGTCGCGCATCTGCTCGCGCTGAGTAGCGGTGTAGCCGAGGTCGATGCGAGCCTGCTCCTTCGGGATCGGACCCTGGCCGTTGGCGTACAGCTTCGACACAGCGTCAGCCTTAGCGGCGACCGTCGGAGTCGACGGATCGCGCCAGACTGTCTCCAGCCGGGTGTACTCCTCGGTGACCTCGCGGCCCATGATCTGCATCGCGATCCGCATCGCGCGCTCCCAGGCACCGCCGAAGATCCGGCCTTTACGCTCGGCCATCTTCACGATCCGGGAGTCGGTAGCGATGATGGCCTCAGCCGAGGCGGGGTTCTCCGACGAGGACGACAGGTACTGCGGCGGCAAGCCGGTGATAGACGCGGCCTCTTTGCGGAAGACCTCCATCTCCTCGGCGAAGTTCCGCAGCTCGGCAGCCTTGAACTCGGAGATCTTGGCGGCCTCAGAAGCGAGCGTCAGGATGCGTCCGTAGTAGATGTCGAGCGTCGTGTTCTCGCCGTCGTTGGTCAACTCGTCGGTGGTGACACCGGAGATGACGCGCAGCGGAGTGCCCAGGATCTGGGACGCCGACTGCAGGTTCATCAGCGTGCGCGACGCGGCGTCGGTGACCTTGCGCAGCTCCGGAGAGATCTCCGAGCGGCCGTATCGGTTACCGAGGCGCGGGTCGTTGGTCAGCGGCACGACCGGGACCACACCTAGCCCGTGCTTGATGACGTCCCCGTCGACGACCCACTGATCGTTAAGCCCGCCGTTGCGGCGGAGCGGGACAGTCTCGTCAGGCAGGTACAGCGTGGCTCGATCCGGGACCGCGACGTCGTCGCGCGTCGTGTAGAGCCGGACAGCCCGGGTGACCCGGCGGGTGTTGCGCGGGTCCAGCTCGGCGTACATATACAGCGGAGACTCGACCCGGATCAGCGGGATACCCGCGGGGTCTCCGGACTCGACGTCCGGGTGGCTGACCGTGATGTACGCGCGGCCGAACGTCAGCGAGTCGTCGTGTCCGAGGACCGACTCTTCGTCCAGGTCGTTCGCCTGCCACCAGTTCCAGAGCTCTTCGAGCCCCTCGGAATCCTCCGAGATACGGAACCCCTCGATGTCCAAGCGATCGGACAGAGTGCGGAGGTAGGTAGCGACCCAGCCTGGCTGGACGTCCAGGTAAGCCAGCTCCGGTGGAGCGCCGATCCCGATCGTCTTCAGCCGGCGCGTCCCGTTGCGGTAGGCCTCGGCTTCCAGCAGGTTCGGCAGGTCCCGTGCGAGGAGCCCTTGCAGTCGCTCGACGTGCTCGTGGTAAGTCGTCATCGCAGCAGACCCGCCCCCTTTCCTGTGTTGCTCTTGCTGAGCAGGAAGTCTTGGCGCGAGCCCCAAGCGAGGACAGCCGTCACAGCGGCGTCGATCTTGCGCTTGGATTCTTTGCCAGGTTTCCTGATGCTGATTGCGTCGTATATCGTCGGGTGCTGGTGCGCGTTGGTGATGTGCGCTTTGAGCACCGGGTTGTTGTCGTGTTTGACCTCGCCCGCCAGAACAGCGTCGCGGAACCGCTCGCAGTCCAGCGCGAATCGCTTTTGCTGGCCGCGCATGTCGAAGGCGACCGGGTTACCGGGGGAGGCGTTGATCTTCAGCTTGCGTCGGAAGTCCTGACCCCAGGCGTCGACCGACTGCTCGAACTCCTTGACGTCCGCGCGCATACCGACGACGTCGTACTTCTCGAACATCGACCGGACGTACGCGTCCACGTCCTGGCGCGGAACCTTGTGCCCCTCGTACTTCTCAGGCACCCAGACCTTCACCAGGAACAGCGCCCCGTCCTCGACCCGGCACGCGGTGAGCGCGGTGTGGTCGTTGGACAGCGAGCCGTCGAACCCGAGCGTGATCCGCTCGCCCTTCCTCAGCGGAGGCAGGTTGATGTCGTGGTTACGGTCCCACTCAGATGGTGCGATCCACGATTCCTCAGTCGCGTTGACCTGGTTGAGGAACTTCCGTCGGGACTCGATGACGTCGTTCTTCGCCGTCAGGACCGACATCAGAATGTCGTCGAGCGGGAGCCAGATCGAGTCGCCGCGGGCGATCTCCAGGCCCTTCATGAGCTGGGCGACCCCGGCCTCGTACCCCTCGGGGTCGTCGGACGGGAACGGGATCTCGGAGACCGGCGTGTCAGCCGGGGCTTCCAAGGCGTCGTAGAGGACGCCGGTGTCGATAGCGTCGCCTGCCAGGATGTCCAGCCAGTTCAGGTAAGACATCTCCGCAACAGTGTCGTCACCGGGCCGGTGAGCGTTGCAGATCGACAAGGTGCGGGCACCGTCGACCTTGGTCATGTTGCCTTCGATGACCTCGGCCATCTGGTGGCCGTCGTTGACCTCGCCGCCGGGTCCTACGCCCCACCACTGCGTCTCGTTCTGGACGACGAACGTCGGGCGGTTACCCTCCATCGACGCGGGGGACGCGGTAGCGGCTTCTAGCCGGCCGCCGATCTCGGAATAGATGATGAAGCGGTTGACGGACAAGCCGTACTCGGTCTTCAGCTTCTTCGAGACCATGATCGGGAACAGCGAGAACGTGTTCTTCGTCTGGTCCTGGGAGACCGCGGCGATCGTGATCCACGCCGCGTGCCGGGTCTTGCCGACCGGGTTACCGTTGTCGTCGAAGTGCGAGAAGGCGACTGGTCCGCAGAGTTCGGCGAGCGCGAGCGCGCCGATCATCGGGTCCTTTCCCCAGCCCTTCATCCGGCGGAGCGTGCCCTCGCGGTAGGCGTACTTCCCTTGGTCGTCGACCGCGTACCACCAGGCGATGAATCTCGCCTGCTCCAGCGTCGGGACGAACGGGCCGTCGCCAGCGGGGGAGTTGACGTACTCGAACAGCCAGCTGATGATCTGCCAGCCGAGAGTCTTCTCAGGCAGGAACCATGAGCCGTCTTCGTACTGCCGCCAGGTCGGCCCCTGGATATGCGCCGGGGCGGGGAGTAGCGACTCCGGGTAGTGAACCGCCACTCCACCTCCTCGTTACGTATCAAGTCACAGAGCGCAGAAAATCGGTCGCGGGATCAACGGAGTAGTTCGTGTGCGGAGTCGTGCCGCGGATGAAGAACAGACCAGCGTCCAGCACCGCGCGGATCAGCGCGATCAGCTCGAACGTCGGGTTAACCCCGATCTCCAGAAGCTGACGCAGGATCGAATCCGGACCAGAGAACACCCGGGACATCATCACGACCTTGTAGATCGCGGTCTTCATCTCGCCCGAGTCGCCCTCGCAGTCGGTGTACAGGTCGCCTTTGTGGGCGTAGTTCCTCCACCAGTCCGGGGTGTCGACCATCAGCTGGTCAGCGATACCGTGCGACTTCGCCGAAGGCATCTGACCGCCCGGGTCAGGCCACACCTTGCCGGTCTCGCGCATAGGGTTGCCGAACGTCACGGCTCCGCGCACGTGGTCTTTGACCCAGTGCAATCGGCCGGTCACCGGCTTGATGTGGTATTCCCACAGCTCGGAGGTGACGATCGCGCCTTGCGAGTAGCCGATCATCGACAGCCCGTAGCGCTCGATGCGCTGTCGCTCTTCCTCCAGGATGCGAGTGGCCTCGGTGACCCCGTTCGCCACGGACGGCCCCATCGGGAACGCCTGCGCGGTGTACGGCGGGCCTACCGGACGCCACAGGTACACGTCTCCGAGACGTCTCGCAACGTCAGCGTCCGGGCCTATCCACCAGGGGACTCCCGTCCCGGAGACGGTGAGTAGCACCGGGCGGGTGTCCTCGGGAGCCGGAATCCCCAGAGCGCGCAGATCGTCGTCAGAGACGATCCCGTCGAGCGGCTGGAACGTCCGGGACTCGTACTCGGTCTGCCACGCCTCAGCCCGCGGGCCGAACTCGTCGGTGTCCGTGGGCAGCGGGCCGTGGATCCGCGCGTACCCGGCGAACCGAGCTGCCATCCCCTCGCGCCAGCGGCGCACCGTAGGGTTCCGGTCGCCTAGCTTAAGCGGCATGGAACTTCTGCTCGGCAGCCAGCCACTTCTGGATCTGGACCTGAGCAGCGGTGATGTCCTCGGGCTTGACGCGCTTCAAGATGCGCTTCGCCAGCTCGGGGTTGTTCGTCGGATCGTCGGAGTTCGACACCGCGTACAGCAGCGCGATCGAGACCGGGTCGCCGTAGATCACAGCGAGCTTCTCGACCAGCTGGATATGAACGTTCGCGTCCGTCGACCAGGACAAGCCGGCGATCGTGTCGACCTCGCCCTCGTGCGGCCAGTGCAGCGGCGAGCGGGACTTGCGCTTGTACTTGGCCTGCTGGCGAGCCAGGTCCAGCAACTCACGCTGTTCAGCGTCGGTTAGAGCAGACAAGAAGTCGTCCTCTTCGTGAAGTAGTTGCAGCAGCGCATCGCCCTGGGCGAGCGCGCGGTTGTAGCGGGCTTGTCGATCCGCGAGGCCGTTGGTGCCGCCGTTGATCCGGCGGGTGACCGTGTTCAGGTCGCGGCGGTCGGACAGCTCGTTGATGTCCGGGCGGGCGACCGTCCAGTACCAGGCAGGTCCGATGCCCGCCCACTTCAGATCAGCGAGCTCGCGGTAGTTCACGACGAAGTAGTCCGGAGTCGGAACCATCCCGAACGCGTACGCCCACTGCGAGAACGACCGGTAGTTGTAGTCCCAGGTGATCTGAATCCACGTCCGGCCGATGTACGGCGCGTACCGACCGTTCTTGGCGATCTCCTCGGTGTACTGGAACGACCCGGACTCGTGCCCGATCTGAGCCAGCCACATCGCGATGCGGTTGACGTTCGTGCACTCGGATTCCCGGAGGCCCGAGCGAACCGCGGGCAGGATCTCCGCCGCGCGAGCTTCGCTCAGGCCGGTGGCCGCCGCCAGGATGGGGGCTGCGGACGCCGGGGCGCTACCCCTCCGGAAAGTCGAGTAGCCGTCAGCGCGGATCTTGCGCGCGATGAAGTCGGCTGTCTTCGGGTTGCCGTAGGTATCGAAGTTGCCACCGTTGCGGAGGCTGGCGAGCTGGAAGTGCATCGCATCCTTTGGCGACGACCAGTCGTTGCCCCAGAACACCATGCCCTCGTAGAAGTCGAGTAGCTCTTTGACCCGTGCTTTCTTCGCGGCGTCGAAGCCTGCGTCCGGGACCTGGAACGGGTGGGTGTTCCAGTTCAGGTCCATCGCTGTGCCGCTCAGGTGGTTGGACGACGGGACCGAGTTGGTCGGCGTCCAGCACGCGGAGTCCGCGTCGCGCAGCGGCTCGACGTACGCGTGGAAGTCGGCGGCGAACGCGCGCAGGATCGCGAGAGGCTGGCCCTTGGCGATCTGCAGCGTGACGCTCGTGCCGGGGATCTTCGTCCACTCGCACTCATCGGAGTTGAGCATCGGCCACCCGTTGGACGAGTGGGTCAGCCCGTAGACGACCCTCGGCATCAGCGCTTGAACGGGTTGATGGCGTTGATCAGCTGCTCGGGGAGCCGAGACAAGTCGGGGAACAGCCCGATGATCTTGTCGTCCAGCCGGGACAGGTCCGGGATCTTCGCCAGGATCTTATCGTCGAGGTCAGCGAGGTCGGGCATCTTCGCGGTAGCCCGGTCGATCACCTGGTTCAAGAACTCGGGGTGAGCCCTCAGGTAGTCGAAGACCGCCTTCACAAGAGCAGCGGCGAACATGGTGATAAGGCGGTTCATGAAGTCCTTAGTCGGTAGCGGCTTCGATCAGGTCCCACAGGTCGGAGTCCTCTTCTGGGACGTCGATCAACCAGCGGTCCTGGTGGTGCGTCACCCGGACAGGTCCGGGCGGTAAAGTCAGCGCGAGCTCTCCGTTGAACGGCTTCACGCGCACGACGCGGGGCGTGATGATCACGCCGTCCTGCTCGCGCAGGTCGCTGGAGAAAGTCCAGTGCGAATCGTCCGGGCGTCCGGAGATGTCGTGGACGGTAGCGGTAACAGTCGTCATACCGGCCCTTTCGTCAGGTGACCGGGGTCATCGGGATAGCGATGCTCGCCCAAGGGGAGCCGGTCGACGAGATCGTGCCGGTGAACGAGTACGCGGCGGAGGAGTCACGGGCAGCCATACCGCCCGCGGTGCCGCGGTCGTTCAGTCGCCCGGAGCCGCCCGACGGGGTCAGGGACACGTTGCCCGAAGACCAGTCGAACGCCTGGAACACGCGGCCGTTGGCCGGGGGTGCGGAGATCGAGTGCGAAGGACTTGTACCGGTGCCCGCAGCGGTCGATACGGTGCCTACGCTTGCGACGTTCAGATACGAGATCGCGAACGAGGCCGCCCAGTTGGCGCCGTTTCTGTCGACCTCCACGGTCTGCGACCCGCCCGGGGCGCTCGCTAGGGTGTAGACCCGGAGGTAACCGCTCGACGCCGAGTTGTTCATGGTCTGCTCGGCACCTGTCACCAGAGTCATCGCGTTGCCGCCGTAGGTGACACTAGCGACGGTGTTGTTGCCGAGGAGGTGGACCGCGACAAATACCCGAGCCCCTGCCGTAGCAGAGAACGAGTACGACAAGTCGCCTAGCGCGTTCGAGAACGACGACACCGCGTCGAAGTCGACGGTCGGCGGAGGAGCCGCGGACCAGATCTCGGTGGTCCCGATGCTGATCTTCTGGATCTCGGTCGAGCCGATCGCGGCTTTCGCGAAAGCCGTCGTGGCAAGTGACATACCTGCCACGGCGACCTCCTATGCAGTCCTGAGATAGATAGTGTTCGAGTCTTTTGTGCCGATCGCGGTGTACTGCGCCTCGGTCCCGACCCAGATCGTCAGCGTCCGGGCACCGGAGTTGTCCGAGCCGGCGACGTAGCCGGTAGCCAGCTTCGACAGCGCGATACCCGCCCCGGATGCGACTTTGGCGTTGGTCACCGATCCGTCGGTCGGGGTGCGGGTGTTCGACAGCCGGGAGTCGTTACCGACGCACGCGGTCGTAGACGACGTCCCGAACGAGACGTTCAGCGTCCGGTTGGCGGACAGATCCCCGCCGCCGGTCAAGCCGGTACCCGCGGTGATCGTGGTGGTCTTGTCGGCTTTCGCGCCGATCTGCGAGGCGACCGTGGTAGCGAAGTTCGGGTCATCGCCCAGCGCTGCGGCCAGCTCTTTGAGCGTGTCCAGCGTCGCCGGTGCCGAGTCGACCAGCGCGGCCGTGCCGAGAGACACCCGGGCGTCCACCGCGGCCTCGTCGAGCTTCTCGTCGAGAGCGTCTTGGAGACCGGTGACGTTAGCGATCGAGTGGGTGTGCGAGCTCGGGGTGAACGTCGACGGCTTGTCGTCGATGTCGTCCCAGGACACCGAGCCTGCCTCGGGCGGGTTCGAGACCAGGTACGCGGCGATAGCCGAGTCGAGGTCGGTGACATCCGCGGCGACGTGGTCGTGCGCAGACGGCGGGAACTCCGCCGGAACGTTCGACAACGCGTCCCAGTCCGCTGACGGCGGGTTCGCGTCGAGGTAGCCGTTGACAGCGTCAGCGAGCAGTTCAGCGGAGGTGTCCGGAGGGACCGCTACCGAGGTGGCGATGAGCGGCCACAGCTCGGCGTCGGTCTCGGGCACCTCGATGAACCAGCGGTACTCGCCGTAGACGACGATCGCGAAGCCGGGTTCCAGCTCTACGCTCAGCGCACCGTCCACCGGGTTTACCCGGACCTGCTTCTGGGTGAGGATCGAGCCATCCTGCTGGCGGAGCACGGTCGAGAACACCCACTGCTGGTTGTCGGGCTGACCGGTGACGTCGCGGACGTCGGCGGTGATCGTGACGGTCATACCGGCCTCTCGTAGGTTACGTGTAAAGGTGAGCCCGTTTACCGGTGGAGCTCATACCGGCCAGGGGCGACCGCTCTTGGTTACTGGCTGGCCTCGCCTGCCTGGCAAGTTGGCCCGCCTAGAGGCCTGAAGCCGAGTTAACGCGGCCTTCATTTGGGCTTAGGCGGGGTTTGCAACGGTTCCTGAGCACCAATACCGCCGTCGTCACGGCGGACCGCCTCAGTCGGGACGTTGCGCCCGGGTCTTAGGTGCGTTCTTGCACTTCAACGCCGAACCCCGGTCTTGATGACCGTCCGCTTCCCGGGTTTGGGCGGGGCGATCTCTTTGACGTGGGTCCATGCGGCCTGGTTAAACACTCCGATGAGTTCCCCGTCTTCGTCCCAGATTCTCAGAGGCTGGTCGTCGTCGACGGTGATGTAGGACCCGTTCGGGTATTCGAACGGTTGACCGTTGCGGTCGTAAACAGTCACTGCCATGCTTTTTCCTTTCGACGGCAGTTCGTGACACGCGGTTACGTGTCAAGTCTGGTGGCAGCCCCAGCGGGGGAGCACCGGAAGGGGAGCGCTCAACCCCGCCGGGGACTGCGGTCGGCCCCGGCATAGCCGGGGCCTCGGGGCGCGCCAGATCTACGATCTGGACGCCGGTCTCTAGCTCGACTTCGGCTTACGGAGAGCGCGCTCGAACAGCTCGCCCATCGTCGTCACCGACGCATCCGGGCCGTCTGACTTCGCCCGCTCCACCTCGATCCGAACCCGTCGCCTGTCACCTTCTGAGACCAGAAGCGATGACAGCATCTGATTGACGGCTACTAGCATCTGCGACGAGGGCTTGGAGGATTTCAGGAGCTGGTCGGCGAAGTGGAGGGTGAACTTCGCGTAGTGCCAGTCCGACGGCTGATAAAGCGCGGCTTGCGCCGACTCGGCTAGAGAGTTGTAGAGGTCTCGGACGATCGGGTGAGGATCGGTGAGACCGAGCGGAGGGGACTTCACGGGTCCGGAGACTGGGAGAGTAGTGACCTCTCCGTACTCTTCTTTGTTACGGCGAACCCGCTCGTCTGAGCGGTTCGGGATCGGACCTCGGGTTCCCATGACGCCTCCTGGGCTCGGGGACGCCTGGTCCCTCCTAGTTGCTTCTACGCCCCGGGTGGCGGGGCGGTGGTCGCTTCTTCATCGCGCGCAGCTTCGCACGCTGAGCGACGCCTTCCATCGCGGACTTCCGCGCATGGCACGGTCTGCACGACGCCTGGAGGGGCGACTCCTCGTCGCGGTAGCGGACGTGGTCAACCTCGGTAGCCATCCCTGTACAGACGTCCGCGTAGCGGATCTGGCAGCGGTGACCAGCCGCCCGCAGAACCTCGCGACGGATGCGGGGCCAGTCGGCCGGCAGCCGCCCACGACGGTCAGATGACTCCCAGCCCATCGCCCTCCCTAGTGACATACCTGACAAACGTAACCCGCTGCGGGCCGCCTTTCGGGCGGCCACGGGTTTAGTGGTTCTGTTACGTATCTAGTCGTACGTAACGTACCCGGTTACGTAACCACTGGTTCTGTTGGTGAGTGATGCTTACGTAACGTACCTACCCAAAACGACCATGCTGTATCGGCCGGGGGATAAACCCCGGCCTGTACGGCCTAGGTACCTCTCTCATCGTTCGGTACCTACCTGGGCGACCGGAGGTCGCTAAAAGGGGGTAGTCTCTCTCCGTTCGACTACCCCGACAAGAACCTATGTCGGGGTGCGGTCGCTCGCTGGAGCTCGCTCCCTTACCCCTCCATAGGTTATGTAGCTTCCACTTCTGAGTTTTGACCGTAGAATGTGACGCACTTCACACGAATATCTTCCTACGCGGGCGTCAGCCGGCGACGGCTCTGCGGCCGTCTTCGCTTGTCTCCGGTGCCATCTATCGATCCGCACCGCTCGTCCGTCTACGGGGCTCTCAGGGGGCATTACGGGGCCTTCTAGGCCCGCGCTGTTCTCTCCGTCGACTTCCAAACCCGTACACGATCTGGCAGCCGCA